AATCATTTTTTCTGATTTTTGAATTATTTTTTTATCTGATTTTTCTATGTATGATTCTAATCCTTGATTTAATTCCACATCATCCGATATTTTATCAGATGATTTATCAGAATTTTTGTTACAATTATTTTCTGCATCTAATGCAATATCAGAATCAATATTTAATTTTTCATTTATTTGTATATTTTTTAGAATCACTGTATCAAAATCACTTGAGTTTAATTTTGGTACATATAATATATCTTTCAAATCGGTATATTCAATCTCATTAAGTACTAAATATTCTTTATCTTCGATTGGACATTTATATAAAGATTCTGTAATCATTGGATCTAATTTTGTAATACTTGTATTTCTTATTTTTGCTTCTATTTTTAAACATATATTATGAAATTTAGACATATCTTCAATAAAATTATTACCCCATTTATTTTGATTATTAATAATACGATTAATATATTTATCTTTGTGATGATAGTCTGATTCTGTAATTTTTAACCCTTTATATTCAATAGATGACATAAATGTTTCGTCTTGTAGATAATAATTCTCGATTTCATATTTTCTTTTGTTGTATGCGGTTGTTCTATCCTTTAGCCATCCTTTGATTACTTCAAGATCATCAGTCCAGTCAATAATCATCGGTCTAAGATCACCAGATTCAAGAATTTTTCTCATAATTCTACCAATTGACTGTACAACATCTTTTTTAGGAGCAACTAAAAATACTGTATTTAAATGTTTAATATCTAGACCAACACTCGCCATATTATAATTTGAAAAAATTATATCACCTGATGATTCTGCAACTAATCTTTGTGCTGGTTTTGTTTTTCCAATATACATACAGCTTGATACTTCATCTTCAGCAATTAATTTAGCATCTATATCTTCTTTAATTGCCTTATCAACGCCGTTTTTAAGATATTGTAATTGATCAATCCGTCCACTTAATATCAATATTTTTCTTTCTGGTTCTGTTCTTCTAATATGATTAATCATCTTAATTATCATATTATTACGACTATCTATCTTACATAAATTAGTAGTAATTTTCACAGTATCTGCACTTATTCTCCCCTTATACCATTTTCTACAAAATTTAAAAAGTTTTTTATCAGTAGACCGATAATTAATAATTTTTGCAATAACATTTTTATTTATAGTAACACTTTCTCTGTAAATAGTACCACCTGCAAACCAATACATAACCTTAATTGCTCTATCACCTCTATAAGGTGTTGCAGTTAAAGATAATGTATATTGAGCTCCTGTTTTCATAAATGCTTTTGAAAAGAATTTTGATGCAAATAAATGAGCTTCATCATATATTACTAAACCAAATGAACTGAATACAGATTCATCATAATTTTTTTTTGCAATTGTTTGAATCATACCAATAACAATATCTTTATTTTTAACTTCACATTTAGTTTGCTGAATAATTCCTATACGACTTTTGTCTATTCCCAAAAATTCCATTGCTCTGAGAATCCATTGTGTAAGTAAACATGTTTTATTTACTACAATTAATGTTTTAAGTCCTAATCGATAGGCTATATATAAGGCACATACTGTTTTTCCAAATCCACATGGAGCTGATAATAGACCACCACCATGTTTTTTTATATATTCAATACATTGTTCACATATATCTTTCTGAGAATCACGTAATTGTTGTGTAAATTCTAAATCAACATCTTCAGGTTCAAATAATTCTTCTTGTGGTAAACCAATTTTATATATCCCAAAATATCTAGGAACAATTAAATGAATTCTATCTTTGCTATATGAATAAACAGGATATTTCATTTTGTCCATTTCTTCTTTTGTCGCATCTAATACATATGGAATAACCGTTGTATCATTTTTTATTTCATCTAATTGTTCTTTTGTTATTGATGTAATGCGTATCATATAACCCTGTTGCGTGAGTTTTGTTTCAATATTAGGATATTTTGGATTATTCATATAAATATAACAATAACAGAGTATTAATTGTTTAAATCTAATTATGTATATAGATTTGAAGATATAAAATCAATATTTTAAATTATAAGACAAATACTCGTTAAATCAAATAATCATTAAGTCAAATAATTGTTAAATAAAATAATTGTTAAATCAAATAATTTATTTCAGTATAATATATAATCGTAATGGCATCAGTGCAAGTTAATAATATCCTTGATAATGAACATGTAACTATAGGAGTATCTGTATTATTAGTACTTTTTTCTACTATCATCACACCAAAACTTCCCTTAAACATATTAATTTGGTTTAATAATTGGATTGTTCAAATAGCTCTATTTTTTGCAATATTATATATTAGTGACAAAAATATTGTAATTGCAATAATTGCAACCATCGCATTATTAATAACTATTATGGTCACCAATAATAAATTGACATTAAATATATTATCAAATGTCAAATCTAATGAAGGATTTGACAGCACAGCTTATGGTGTATCAGATGATCAAAGTCCTGTTAATGCTATGGATTTGAATAGAGAATATTTAAATCAAATCACAAATCAATCTGATAATAGCTCTGATCTATCTGCTGATCTAATGAAAATGGATGTAACAAATATACAAAGATCTGGCTTAGATGTTGAAGGTATATGTGATGAAAGTATTTCACAACATGATGATTCTGTAGCTTTACAAGAATATGCAATTAATAATAATCAAGAATCTTCAGTCAATGGACCTAAGGTTATTGTTAATACAGAATCAGCTGATTCAGATTCTGAATCACTAAGTAATGAATTACCAAAAACTAATCCCGAATCAGTTAATTCTGAACTAAATAATAATGTTGTTGGAATTAAACAACATGAAATAGAAGATGAAACAATGGGATCTGCGCTCAATAACTCTGAATTATTGGGATCCGATTATGGCAGTGCAAATCACGATGATATTAGAATTAACAGCAATTTAAATGTAGATTTTGATATATCTGATTCCAAATCTGAATAAATAGTATAAATTATACATAAATAGTATATTTTATATCTCAATAGTATATTTTATATCTCAATAATATATATCATATAAATATCATATAAAATGGAAATTCAATTATTTGATTTATTATTATTATTTATATTAGCAATATGCTTTGCTTTATTGATAGGATTCAATATATTGTTTTTAATTAATGAAAAATTAAACGATATTAAAATTAATGTTCCAGAATGTCCTCAGAATCAAAAAAATCATATAAATGATACAAATGATACAAATCATACAAATGAATCTGAGGATATAAATGAAGAAATCGAAAAATTTTCTCCAAATTATGAGGATAATAATCAATATATGTCAGTAGATCAAAAAGAATTGCCTATGAGAATCATTAAAAATAACGACCCATCAAAAAAACCAATAATTATAAGACAAGGATACCAATCAATGGATCAAAATATTGGTAATAATATTACATATCCAGCTGCAGATGATATTATTAGATACAGAGGACCTGGATGTTATAAAAATACAGAAAATAATGATACAAATAAAAGAACATATGCTACTAAAACCTTTGCTAAAGACATGAATAAAATACATGGGAATACATATAATTTAATTAAAACTGAATTTTTATCACCTTCGTCAAACGATCCTAATCATACGATTCAACAAGATATTAGATTATATGTTCCAAGAACATATATGGGTAAAGATCCATATATATCTGGTATTAGTTATGCATCATTAAATTTAGAAATTCCGGCAGATATTGATCAAATAGGAAATTTACCAGTAAATGATTTTAAAGGAGAACCAGTTGCAATAAATTCATTAATGAGTGATTAGATTAGTAATTAGATTAGTAATTAGATTAGTAATTAGATTAATAATTAGATTAATCAGAATAAATCACCACATATTAAAATATTTTTAATTCATTATATAATATAATGAATCAAAATGGAAAAAAAGATTCATCAAAAAATAAAATAAATAAAAATTTTTCAAATACAGAAACAAAAATAAATTATACAAATGCAGAAATTAAATTTATTAGAGATGATTTTCCTAAATTATGCGCTCCATACAAATATGTTCCTGCAATCATGAAAGCAAAAAAACGTATTATTGTTTTTGGTGATATACATGGAGATTATAAATTAGCAATCGAAATGTTTACAATAGCAAAATTAATAAAATATGAACATAATAAGATAATTTGGATTGGTGGACAAACATATGTTGTACAAATGGGTGATCAAATTGATAGGTGCAGACCAATGCCAGGTATGCCTTGTTCAAATGAAAAAACAACATATAATGATGAAAATTCTGATATTATGATAATGGAATTATTTAACAATTTAAGTTTGCAAGCAGATGCTGAAGGAGGTGCAGTGATAAGTTTATTGGGAAATCATGAATTATTAAATGCAATGGGACAAATGCAATATGTTTCATATGCAGGAATTACAAAATTTGATTTAAAACCACATGAATCAGATAGAAAATATGAAGATGGTATGGATCAAAGAATCAAATTATTTCAGCCAGGAAATAAATATGCAAATATGATGGGTTGCACTAGATTACCTGCTGTAATCATAGGATCAAATATTTTTGTTCATGCCGGAATTATTGATGCCTTGATAGAAGAAATTAATTTGAAGGGACTGAATGATTTTGAAAAAATAAATATTAAACTTAGAAGATGGTTATTGGGATTATTAGATCAAGATTATGTAGAACATATAATTAAATTTTCTAAAAATTCTATGTTTTGGTCACGTATTCTTGGAAAAATTCCACCAGGTGTTAGTCTGACAGATCCTTCATGTATGGATAATATAAAAAATGTATTAAATTTGTTTCAGATCGGGTCAATAGTTATTGGTCATACTCCACAATCATTTATGTATAGTAATGATATCAACAGTACATGTAGTAATAAAGTATGGCGTGTAGATAATGGATCGTCTGCAGCTTTTAATAATTTTGATACAAGATTTCAAAATAGTGGTATCTATACATCTAGTCGTAGAACACAATATTTAGAAATTATCGATGATAATAATTATTTTATTTGTGATGGTACAGGATGTAAACGTGAAATAAATATTTGATTTCAATAAAACTAATTACGACAAATCCAACATAGCAAAGCGATACATATTATTAATATTTTTGCCAAATTTTATTTCATTTATATTCAGATTACCTTTTAAATAATTTATTTTTTTGTTTTACTTTTTGATTTTATATCCTGTTTAGAAATATGTGCACATCTTCCTAAATCATAGGGTTTATTTATAACACATTTTATTTTATCCGAATCTGATAATTTAATATATTTGATTGCATCTTCAACTCTATGAACATCTAAATATGGAATTATTGGAACACATTTATATAATTGAGTTTTATTTATCATATCAATTTCATAGGTTAGTGGAAACATATCAACAATTGACGATTCAAATGAATTATTCAAATGTTGTAATGGTTTGGGTAATATATATGAATACGTCGGTGGTATTACACTAACTAACTGTGTATACATATCGACTGGACCTGAATCTATAGTCAAATGATTAAAATCAGTCATTATATTTTTATTTTTAATATAAATCATTATATCTGATAAAAATGGTGCATGTGTATATTTATATTGCCATTTCCATGTAATACATTTTTCGAAATAATATTTAGATACCCATACTAACCCTTCGATATAATTATGTGATACTTTATCAACTGTTTCTTTAATATGTTCAGATGTATGGAAATACCAAGAATAATATCTATATTTCCATTCATCCGCTTCACCATATCCTAATTTTATTTTATCATCAATAATTACATTTTTTAAATTTTCAATATTCCATAATTCTCTTTTATGTGGCTCAGTTTCAAAACATCTTCTGTGTCTTTGTTTTTTAAGATATTCTGGCATAATTCGTTTAAAATGATCTTCTTCTTTTGTAGCAATTAATGTAATAAAATTTATTAAAAATTCATTATCTATGATAATATTGCCCATATCATTATAAGTTATCAACAAACGTCCTAAACTCTGAAATACATCCATATAACAATTAAATAATGTATCCATACCATCCATATTAATATCAATTGACGGTAAATGTGGCAGAAAATCATTACCTAGAAAATAACATATAAATATATAATCATTTGTAAAATTAAATTTACATAGTGTCTTTTTTTCTTTTTCACTTGATTTATTATCTCCAAACATACCATCAACTTCAGAATAATCATCTGAATTTGATGTAATAAATCTAGAATAATATTCATTGAATTCATCATTAATCGATTCTTTTGCAAAATCAATATCAGCAAAACATAATTCCGTTTCAATTGCTTCTTTTTCTATCTCATCACTATCATCTGCTTTTGCAAATTGATCTGCCTCACGCAATAAGTATATATTTGGTATTTGACTTGCCATTGCTAGAAAAATTAAATCTGCATCTAAACCGTAAATAATAGTTGCATGATTAGCAGATAAACTATCTGATATATTTGCTTTCAAATGTTGTAAAATTTTATGTTCTCCTTCACCAGGTGTTTGATATGAATCATAAATTATTTTATATGTACATTTATCATCTGTATTTGATTTCAAACGGTCAGAATAGTATTTTTTTAATATTTTATGTAAATCATACATAAATTGTGTCCCTGGAGTAATAACAATATTACTCCAGGAATCATTGAATTTAATATTATGTTTTCTATAAACATCATGACGATAATTATTTGCATAACCAAATCTTCTGGATCTTTGTTGATTAATTTTTGCTAATGGTGCCACACCATCTACAGCTATATATACTAATTCACTTGGATTTGTTAATCTAATTAAATAATCAATATACTGGATAATTCGATTTGCCATTTTTTTAAATAATCTGCGTTGATTTGTTTCATCTTTATGTAATTCAAGTATTTTAAAACATTGTGGATGAAAAAGACAGTTCGCGTCTATGTATAATGATTTAATTGGTTTATCTGGGTTATTTCGTAAAATCTTATATTTTTTAATTAATTTACGGAAAAATGCAGGTACACCCATAATAAGTATATGCTTATATCTTTAATTGATAATATAATATCATAATAATGGTTATGAAACATGAATATATTTCAATTTTAACCTGTATAAACTCAATATAAACTTAATATAAACTCAACATAAACTCAACATAATCTCAACATAAACTCAATATAAATTAAAATATAAATTAAAATATAAAATCACTTATTAATGCTTTTTAACGCTATTTAAATTATGGGTTTAAATTAAAACATATAAAATCAAAAATAATATTCTAATAATATAGTATCAGTATATGTCAGCAGGCAATAGCAATAAAAATTCAGAAGTTGAATCTCTTATTAGACAAGTTAATGAAATTATAGGTCAAAGTAAAAACCAAAGCGGTGGTAAAAAAACCATAAAAGCAGAAGTTAATAATCTATTGAGTGAATTTGATAGCTCTATTCTTAGTATGAAAGGTGGTGCAAAGAAATCAAGAAAATCTAAGTCTAAATCTAAGTCTAAATCTAAATCAAAGAAACCTGCCAAAAAATCTAAATCAAAGAGATCTAAATCTTTGAGCAGATCCAAAAAATCTAAATCTGCAAGCAAATCAAAGAAATCCAAGAAATCTAGATCCGTAAGCAAATCAAAGAAATCCAAGAAATCTAAATCTTTGAGCAGATCTAAAAAGGCCAAAAAATCTAAATCCGCAAGCAAATCAAAGAAATCAAGAAAATCTAAATCTTTGAGCAGATCCAAAAAGGCCAGAAAATCTGCATCTAGTAAATCTGCATCTAGCAAGTCTGCCAAAAAATCAAAGAAATCAAGAAAATCTAAATCTTTGAGCAGATCTAAAAAGGCCAGAAAATCTGCATCTAGCAAGTCTGCATCCAGCAAATCTGTTAAAAAATCAAAGAAATCTAAATCTAAATCACGCAGTATGAAGCGCGAAGAAGGTGAAAAAGCTAAACGTGCTCCTAACGATTACATGGTAAAAGCTATTGCATTAAAAGCTTGGATCAAAAACAAACTGTCAGGCGAAAACTTAAATAACGTTGGTGCATTATCAAGTGCAGCTGCAAAAGTATTGTCTGCCAATGACAGAGATCTCGAAAAATGCAAGAAAAACTTCGATGAATCTAGTTTCTTGAAAGATTACAAATCAGCTGACAAAGATATCAAAGCTAAAAGAGAAGCAAAGAAAGCCAATAAAGTCTAAATAGTATAAAATAATTTATTTAATTAAATAATTTATTACAAAGATTTGATAATATCAGATACACTTTCTAAAGCTCCCTCACACCAAGTTTGTCTCATACTGTATGCTTCTCCCAAAATGTATAAATTCATATCATCAAATGGTTTTTGAACCTGAGAATAATATTTTTTACCCATATGATTAGATGCCCAATAATGTACTCCTGCATCATAATAACATACATAAAATATTTCAATATCAGGTATATGAATATCAGGAAATAATCCACGATAAAAATCTAATATATATTGTTTTAATTCATTTCTTTTATATTTTGCCCATAAAATCTGAGCATTTATTGTATCTGTATAACTTATCATAGCTAAACCTTTTTCATAATTTATTGGAATAAAATATTTAATTGGCGGTTTTACGGTAAATTTATGCAAATCTTTGAACCATATTTCATTTTTATTATTTTTAGGAAATTTACAATATACTCTGATAAGTGGTGATTCAATAACACTATGAATCAATTTATATAATAATGTTTGTTGACTATTAGTTATTCCATTTATTGATATATTATTAATGGCTAGCTTAGGACATGCCAACATCACATTTATACATCTATAAATGGTACCATTTGATATCCCAATATCAAAATATTTATCTGTATGATTAACAAATTCTACATGCGAATTCATTGATATGATAACCTTATTATCAAGTTTAGTTATTAGTCTGGATATTATCTGATCCATCCCCCCATTTAAAAGAAAAAATCCTTTATTGTAGATATCATATGATAAAAATCGGATAGCATCTATTGAATTAGATAAATAAAGAATATCATTATACATATATTCATCAGAATATTGTGTAGCTTTTCCAAGACCCAAATACTTTTTCATTAAATTAAATAAATTTAATCCTATTAATTCATCAACAACAATTTTATCAGATCGTTGATTCATATCTTGTTGTATTTTTTTTAACAAAACATTAAATATTTCTGTAGTTTCCATATTTTTCGAGCCTTTATCAGTAATAAACATATTGGTTGGACTATTCATTTTAATTAATTTATCAGATAACTCTAATTCTTCTACTAATTTAAGCATATGATTGTGTGTGGTTGAAATAACCCCTGCACCTTCTTCAAAACTTAACTCAGTCTCATGATAAGTCATATGATGAGTCAAAACTCTTCCACCCATCCGACCAGCTGATTCTAATATTATTATTTTTGCATTAGGATATTTTTTTAATATTTCATAAGAAAAGTAAAGACCTCCAATACCTCCCCCAATAATCACATAATCATATATTTGATTCATTATATTATATAAGATGATAAGAATAATAGAATTAACGATTATATATAATTGAAATTAAATAAGTAATTGATAATTTTGTATATAAGCTATATAAAAGATAATCTTTTTTATATTGCGTTGTCTAATAATTTAATTATATAACATAATGAAATATAATGAGTACAGAGGAAAATAAAAGTTTATTGACTCAAATGGGAAAAGATGAAAATAAAGATGCTATTCCCAATAGAATTAAATTTATAAAAACGCTGTTAAATAATAATAATTTAAAACCTATAATTGATTTTGATAATACTGATACAGAAAATTTCATATCTAGGGCAAGAGATGATGATGATAGTGCAGAGAGTTATGATACCAGAGCAACATTACGCAAAGAAGTACATGATATAACAACTGTAATTAATAATATGGGTGGTACTCTGCAATATATAAAAAGTGGTACAACTGGACATACATTCAAAGGAGAAGAAAAAGATGCAGATGGTAATATTTTATATGAATATGCAGTTAAAGTTGTAGCATATTCAATAAAAGACAGATATGGTGGAATGCATGATAGTAGAAGACCTGAAAATGCAGAATTATTAATGATTAAACTTTTAAGTTATTTTATAGTAAAACGAAGAACACCACATATTATTCTTCCAATTGGTACATTTGATACTAATATTACTAATTTTACAACATTAATTGAACAGGGATATGTTAGTAAAGATAATGAAAAATATAAAGAATTTGTACAAAAATTTCACAGTGGCGAATATTATGAAAATGTAAGTATACTTATCAGTGAATGGGCAAATAGAGGGGATTTGAGTGATTTTATTAAAAAGAATTTTAAGAAATTTACACCAATACACTGGAAAGTAATATTTTTTCAGCTAATATCGACATTAGCAGTAATTCAATCAAAATTTCCATCATTTAGACATAATGATTTAAAAGCAAATAATGTATTAGTACGTAAAATAGTTAAAATACGTAACAACGATTATTATTCATATAAAGTTGTGGGAAATTATTATAAAATTCCAAATATTGGTTATCAGATTGGAATATGGGATTTTGATTTCGCATGTATTCCTGGTATTGTTGATAATAAAAAAGTAATGATATCAAATAAATGGTCAAGAGGAATTAATATAGGGCCAACACAAAATAGATATTATGATATTCATTATTTTTTTAATACATTAATAAAAAAAGGATTTTTTCCAGAATTAATGACAGATGATTGTATTCCTCAAGAAGTTAGAGATTTTGTTTTATCAATTGTACCATTAGAATATCAAAAAGGTGATTCTGTATCAAAAGGTGGAAGAATTCTACATAATATGGAATATAAAATACCTGTGGATATATTAAGAACTAATCCATATTTTGAAGAATTTCGAGTAAAACCTAAAGAACGTGTTTATTCGAAAATTAATTCTGATAACAAACATGGACCAAAAATAGAAAATTTCTTAAAAGGAGGTGATTCTATAATAAGACAAAATCGTAATAAAACGGAAGTATCAACAGAAATACAAAACAAATATTTGACATCTAATATTAATTCTCTGAGTAATGTAGCAGTATCCATAAATAATCTTAAAAATAACAAACAAAGTAATTTAATTAAAACATTCACAAAAGAAAAAAGTAAAGTGAAAGTAAAAAGTAAAGAAAAGAAAAGAAAAAATAATAAAGATAAGTCTAAAGATAAGTCTAAAGAAAAGTCTAAAGATAAGTCTAAAGAAAAGTCTAAAGATAAGTCTAAAGAAAAAAAGAAATTAAAAAAACAAAAGAAATCTTCGTCAGATATATCGTCAAGTGATATCACATCATCTGATGATATTGATCTTGAAAATATATTACGTGGCAAAAAATAAAATTTTAATTTTGGAAATTACCTAATTTAGAAATTTGTTGATATTCTAATTCAGATGGTTTATTATATGTTACAACATATTTACCAAACACATTATGTTTAAAATTATCAATATGTGGTTTTATCTCATTGCCAATACCTTCATTTGGATATTTATATTTATTATAATAAATATTTATTCTATAAACACCAATATTTTCTGGTATAAAAGGATCTGAAATATCTGTATTAATATAACATTTAAAATACATTATAAAGTTATTAATTATCGATATACATAGAAGAATTATAACTAATAATAGATAACCTCGAATATCCATTTATTAATCTGATATAACCTAACCCATAGACAATATTTTTTTCATAAGATAAGATTTACAGTAAATCTTCTCTCTATATAATATATTAGATGTCTGTAAATACAGATTATAACAATTTAGATTTTTTATTGAATATCTACTATGATCTTGTTTATCATAAAATTCCCGAAAAAAATTATAGATTTGAATCAATTGCAAGAAAAAATATTGGTTTAATTGATCTTAAAAAACCATCTAGTTTCGACCCATCTGATATTTTTCAAGCTGATATGAAATACATTGGTGTTCGTAACAATAATATTCATTTTAAACGTAAATCACAGACTGGATATCCATGCAATATATCAATTGGCTTTTATGATAGTGAAAACACATCTAACTTAAATAAAGGCGTTTTATATAATGTTGCAATGATGTATTTAATATCAGAAATAGTTATTAATGAAAAATTTAAACATTCTGTATTGCCAGTTATGTTATTTGATATAGACTATGATAAATTAAAAAAATCTATTCCCAATATTGAAAAATATGTAGTAGATTCTAATATAAACAGTAATAATAATAAAATAGCATATTGTTTGATTACAGAACATTTTTTTGAGATGAATAGTTTAAGAGAATATTTAGAAAAAAATGCTAAAAATATGACAGAACTTCAATGGAAAGTATTGTTTTTCCAAGTTTATTACACTCTTTATAAAATAACCGATAGATTGAATCAATTTAGACACAATAATTTATCTATTGATTCTATTTTAGTTTACAGCAAAAATATAGACGATACAATAACTGTTTATAAAGTTGGTGATACAAAATTTAACATTCCAAACATGGGTTTCGATATTAAATTTACTGATTATGATAAATCTTCAACTATAGATTATATTCCTAATCAATCTATTAAAAAATGTGAGTATAATGATTATTATGATGTACATTATTTCACTGAATATTTGCGTTTGTGGTTAACTGAGAATTCAATTGATGTACCTAGCACTATATTTGCATTTATTAATGAAATTGTACCTGATAAAATAAGAGATCATAGTATTAAAAATACTTCACAATTTTCAGGATTAGATGAGTCTGTTGACCATGGAGATAGTGACAGCGTCAAAACAATACCTGCTATGATTCTTAAAAAAAATAATTTCTTTGATAAATTTATACAAACCGAACAAAAAGGTTCTGGAAAAGAGAAATATATAGATAATCAAATGAATATGTCTGTTTCACCTATAGAAAATCCAAATATTTCAATTAAAAAAATAAATATTGAATCTGAATTTGAGTCATCAGAATACAAAAGATCAATAACAGAATCCGATTCTGATGGTCCTCGGCTACTCGGAAGAATTGTTAAATCTTTGAACGAACCTAAAAAAAATAAATTATCAATAAATAAAAAATCAGAGCGTAATAATAATAGAATGCCGAAAAATTTTGATAATTCTAAATCAAATATAAGAAAGAACACAAAAGTTGTTTTATCTGATGATGAAAATAGTATATCTGCAGACAGTGATATAATCCATAAAGCAGATATGCACTTCAAAAGCAAAGAATCTAAGAAAATACAAAAGAATGGTAGTAGTAAAAAATCAAACAATGTATTTTCAAAAAATATCAAATCTAAGAAATCTCAAAGTCCTACAACCGAATATAGTGCTTTCGATAATGTAAATACACAAAAAAGCGATGATGAAGAAAAATATGCAAATTATTTTAATAAACTTCGTAAAATTAGCAGACCTAAAGCTACCTCTAAAGACAGTGAAATATCTGCGTCTTCCGATCATCAATCTGTTTCATCTGTTTCATCTGCCTCATCCGCCTCATCTGAACAAGGATTCTCTGACAATTCAGAAAATGTAACAGGTACAACAACATTTAAAAAATATATGGATGCATTAAACAAATTAGATATGTCTCATCTTGTCAATACAGATAGTGATAAACAAATATCAGAAAAGAAAAGACAATCACCTGATAATATAATATCTGAATCAGATGAAAATAGCTCTGAATATGGATATAAAAAATCCAAAAAATCCAAAAAATCTAAAAAATCAAAATCAAAAGGTTATGAAGATTATCTTGGCAAAGAATTTAAGGATAAATTACAAAATATACATGAAAACTATGTTGGAGAAATCCCTCCTCATATGGCTCATATGTTACCTGATGAAAATGGAATGGTATATAATCCTAATGATATGGAATCATCATTAAGTGGTAATAAACCAAATGCAATGGCATCTATGTTAGGTTTCGGCGGCGAACAAGGTATGCCCGGTATGCCTGCAGGAATGCAGGGAATGGGTGGTATGGAACCTCCTCAAGGTTTTTACAAAAATAATCAAGGGGCAATGGGGGCAATGGGAGCAATGGGAGCAATGAATGGAATGGGTGGAATGGGTAACCAAATGTTAGGAGGTCCTATGGGTCCTATGTCTGGACCTATGGGTCCTATGTCTGGACCTATGGGTCCTATGTCTGGACCTATGGGCCCTATGCCTGGACCTATGGGCCCTATGCCTGGCCCTATGGATCCTATGGGTCCTATGGATCCTATGTCAGGACCAATGGGACCATTACCAGGACCAATGGGCCCTATGCCAGGACCAATGTCCCAAGATTTTGGTAATAATATGCAAGGTATGATGCAACCAAATCAAGGAATGATGCAAGGAATGATGCCAGGAATGATGCAAGGAGGAGGTAAAAAATACAAACTCAAAAACCAATCAAATAAGGATAATAAAAATTTTTTTTTTTGAAATCATCTAATAATGTAAATATTCAACATGGTGGTGTAGATCCTAAATATGATGAAAAATATCAGATTCCTGAATATAAAGAGGCATACAACAATCCTATGATACCAAATGAACAAAAAAGAATTTATAATGAAAATAAACAAAGGGGTGATGTACAACAAAATCCCAATCAAATATTAAATTTACAATTATTTCAACCACAAAAACCTAAACCAACAAGTGCAATTTCTGGAAAACCTCTTCCAAACCCTGCAGTTTTTTATCCTAATTATGTTCCCAATCCCTTTGATCCAATTTCATATGCAAATTATATGCAATATTCTGGTTATGGTATGCAACCTGCTCCAGTCTATAAAGAATACAATATTAATATTGGGGGTGTAGAAGGATCACATCTTAAAACTGCGATGTTTTTTGAAGATGCACTCCCAGTTAAAAATGTATCGGGATCATTTTGTAGTTTAAGTGAGCGTATAACAATGTATGAAGCAATTAGATCTAATTTATTTTCAGCAGGAGATGGAAAAGATGTTCCAATTGAAAATGATTCATATAATTTATTATCACATCTTAAATTGATGGACATGAATCCTTACAATGCATCTAGATTTTCTAAAAATCCTTATAAAGGTCTTCCATTTGGATTTCTATTATACAGATCATGTTATCCAATGAGACATGATTCTAGAACATTTAATGCAGTTTGTGCAGGTAATTCTACAGGAATAAACGTGAGAATTTACAGATTAACTGAAGGAGCATACATGATAAATAAACAAAATATAACAAAAGCATCTGATTATGATGAATGGCGTGATATGGCATTTTATAATTTTGTTAAAGAACATATTATTAAACCAAAAATATGTCCAAATTTTACAGTTATGTATGGTTATAATATTGCATTAAATTCAAATATACAATTCGACGATTTAAAAATGATTCAAGAACCAAACAAAGGTAGAATAACCGATCAATCACAATTTACTACACAATGGACAAAAAATAATGGAACTTCTAATCAAGATGCTACCAAAGCATTACAAGATTTAAGATCTTTAAATGTTAGGGATCAAAATATGCCAGCAAATACCATTGTACCTGTTAATGGATTAGGTGCCAATACTGGAATGTTAAAACAAGTTGTCGCTGTTGTCAGAGATCCTAGAACAGGTCTAATTTCTAAAGAAATTACTAATATGCCAACACCTCAAGAACAAGCAGTAATGTTAAATAAATATAGTGGTAAAGCATTAGTTTGTTTAACAGAAGCATCCAATTATTCAATAATTGGATGGTGTAAAAAGGAATATAGAGCAGATGGAAATATAAAAACAATGACTAATACAGGATATCACAATAAAGCAGTATGGGAATCAATAATATTCCAAATCCTGGTAGCTTTATATGTAATGCAATTAAAGGGTATAATTATTAATAATTTTAGATTAGATAGAAATGTATATATAAAAGACATAAGTATGGGTGGTAATGTAACTAATTATTGGAAATATAAAATTGAGGGAATTGATTATTATATTCCTAATTATGGATATTTAGTTTTAATTGATACAAATTACAGAGATTTTGATGTTCAGGTAAATGATAATTTGACTACAGATCCTAATCGTATCAGAAAACTAGACGGAACTATATTGGACAATTGTAAATTAACACAAGAACAATGTATAGAAAAGACATTTGATATGTTTAAAACATCTTTTGATACAAATATATTTAATCAGGATTTTATCAATGATAATGGTGTAAAACCTCCAGAAGAAGTATTACAATTAATAACAAATATTAAAAATATGGCAGATTCTAAACCAACTCAAAATATTGCCCACTATATTAGAACATTCATGACTATGTTTATGAATAATAGAGTTGGAGGTCCATTATCACAAGATGAAATAAATAATATTAAACGTGGTGCAGTTAAAGAATTTCGTAAAGGGCAAATCGTATGTATGACAGATACAGACGGTGTTGATAAATTTGTAATTCATATTAAACAGAAAAAAGATGGCGTTGCTTTAATCTTAACAAAAGATAAGATAGATCCATCAACGGCAAATTATATTGAAAAAGAAGTACCAATCTCATCACTTAACGAATATTCAATCATTGAACCTATAAAACAAAATTTTAATAGTACTGTATCTAATCTTAATGAAGAATCACTACTTGAAACATATAATGTTGTATAAAAAACATATAATGTTGTATAAAAAACATATAATGTTGTATAAAACTTTTTTTAGCTAAATAACATGACATTCAGTGCTGTTTTAACACCGAATATCAAATGCATAATTATTCCCAATAGTATTAAACACAACATACCAGCAATCATACCCATAATGCTCTGATCAATCAAAAAATATCCTATCAGACCTCCTATGACAAGTGTGCCTATCAGATCAACTGAGGCAAAAGGACCTATTCTATATGCATGTATATCTTGATTTGGTTTACCAAACATATCAGCATATTCTGACAAATTCATTATCATAATGATAGATAAAAAAATTATACAGAATCTAAACAATATTCATAGGATTAGATTCAAAATTTTGGATAGATATTGATTCTATATTAGAATTAGCATTTGGATTATCATTTGGATTATCATTTATAATTAATTCTGGAACACATGTGGGACAGAATGTATTTGTTGTGGCAAAATTTAAAATACATTTTGTATGATATTTATGACCACATATTAATACCGACCATTTTGCATTCATATTATGACTAACTTTTTTATGGCATATTATACATTCCTTTGTTATTTTAGGCCTTTTGTAACTTATCAAATTATTAGAAACTAATAATTTCATTTTATTAAGTTTATTAATATCAGTTGCAACAGTATTTTTTTCAATAAAGTGATGTAGTGAATTCTTTATCCTATTAACTAAATTATATATGCCAATACATATCATACTAATAAAAGATATACAGGATACTAATATCCAAATATAAGCACATATTTGAATACTAAGACACATTAAACCATTATATTGAATCATATTACATGTACCAATATTATTAATTAGACAATACATTAAAAAGAATGATGTAAAATATAACCCCACAAAACATAAAAATTCTAAGAAAAACATAAATCGTCTTCTGGTAATTTGCAAATATATTGCTACTTTTAATGATATATATTTATCATAATATCTTAAAATTGGTATTAGGATAGTAAGATATGATATAATACATATCCATATAAAAACAAGAGTTGAAATAAATAGGTTTTTAACATGTATATTTTGATTCATATTATCTGATATATATGAATATGTGAAAAACGAATTTAATCCTATGATTGGCAAAATAGGAATAATATTAGTACAAATGTCAATAATATTGATATGTATAATTTTATCACTCATGATTATAATATTTATTTACTAATTTAATCTGATAATTAGTATGATAAATATTATCAATTTTTTGTGATATAAATATTATCGATTAGTGACTTAAATAATTATACCATTATAATAGTAAATAGAATAATGGCAACAGAACGTAAAAAGTCTGTCAAATATATATTAGATAATATGATAGACATTGAAGATGATGTAATAGATGTTTTATATGATAAAATTATCGAATATGTTCCAAATAAGCTTGTCAAAAAAAGTAAACTCAGGAGATTAGAAAAAGTTCTATATATAAATTCAAATCTAATGTTTATTGAAAGTGCAAATATTGATAAATTAAAAGATATTATATATGATTCATTAAATCATATAGAAACAGAAAATGAAAAGAAAACAAGAATTACATTAGAAATTGTTAATAAAATATTAGAGGCTAATAATATGAAAAAAATAAATAAATTGATTGATTTTGTCCGAATAAAACGTGATATAATTATAAGCGAAGAAACAAATAAAGTAATAGATGATAATAAGGAATATATATTTAATAATGGTTTTAGTAAGGTAGGATGTAAGGTATATCATACATATATTAAAACCCCACAATTTTCAATTCTTAAAGGTATGCTGAAAGAAATTGGTCATGAAATGAAATCAAAAACATCAAGTAAATATGTTGATAAGGTTCGTGAGATGTATATGGTATATACCATTTGTAAAACAAATTAATATATTAAAATTATAAACTAAATATTGCAAAAAATTAGTATTGTATATATTTTACAACAAATTTTTTTCTATTATAAAGGTATATAAAAGAAAAAATATTATACAATATGTTAGTATTTAATATTAATAACAAATATACAAATACTGTAGAAAAAAATTTACAGAAAAAAAATTCATCATTATCAAAAAAAATAAATGTATATAAGACATTTGCAAAAAAAGAAGATGCAATATCTTATATATCAGAAAATCCTGATACAAAATTATTTTCTGAGGATTTAAATCCAGAAGACGGGAGCAAACGATTTATAGTTTCAACATATGATAAAATCTATACTATGTCAAAAACCAAGGATAAGCATATGTACGAAAATTATGAGAATGATCAACCATTAAAACTTATACTTGATATTGATCTAAAAATAGACTGCAAAGAAGATGATGATAATTATCAGTCGAATGCCGATATTTTTAATGATATACTTGTTCAATCAATAGATACAATTAATGAAAAACTCAAAGAGTATACTGACATAGAACCAATAATTATAATTCTCAAAAGCTGTCGAAAAGATAAGCTAAGTGCTCATATTATATATACTAATATTCATTTTCTTAATATTAAATTATTAAAATGTTTTATGATGACAATCAATTCACCACTTATTGAAAAAAAGATAATTGATCCGATGATTTATAAAGTCGGATGTATGAGAATGTTATGGAATTCTAAGCTAGGTAAATCAAATAATTTAGAGTTTGTAGAATGTGATTTTATGGCAGATAATAAATATTCATATATAACTGATAAACAACTGTTTATGGATTGTCTTTTGACAAATATCAAGAAAGATAGCACACTGATAAATTTCCAAATATCTGAACCAATCCTGAAAACAAAGAATTCTAAAAATAAAAATATAAATAAAAATATAAATTATCAATCTGATAAACAATATAATTATAATATTAAAATAATTAAACAATATGTTGATCTGATTAGTGATACAAGATCCGATGATTATTGTGATTGGTTAAAAGTTGGTATGTCTATCTATAATTGTAATTCATCTGACGAAGGGTTTAATTTATGGGATTCATGGAGTAAAAAATCAGATAAATATGATCACGATGTTAATATTTGGAAATGGAGTACATTTAATCAAGGTTCTTTAACAATCAGCACACTTAAATTTATGGCTAAAACTGATAATCCAGACACATATGATACACTAATGTGTGAAAATCCTGAAACATTAAATTATGATCCAATATGTATTAATCAAGAATATTTATTGGATGATAATGAAAAAATTAAAGATAAAAAATCTATAATATCTCAAAATATATGCAATTGGATGAATAATGAGATTAAATCTCTTGCAATCAGATCAACATATAATACTGGAAAAACAACAATGATAAAAAATTTATTGACTGAATTTAAACCACAAAAAGTTTTATTTATTACTCATAGACAAAGTTTATCTAATGAACTTTATGGAACATTTAAAAAATATGGTGTTTGTAGTTATATGAATGGATCTTTTGGTGCTAATAAATTAATCTGCCAGATAGAATCTTTACATAAAATAATAGAAACTAAAACTTCTTTTTGGCATGATACTGTTACAAATCCAATCGAAAAGAAGTTTGATTTGGTTATATTAGATGAAATTGAAAGTTTATTAAATCATTTTAGCTCACCAACAGTAATTCATAAACAACAGACATTCGAACTTATGGTTAAAATTCTAACACATAGTAATAAAATTTTGTGTTTAGATGGAGATTTTCATAACAGATCATATGATTTTATTAGTGGGTTTGGGCATAATATTGTAATTCACAATAATATTGTAAAAGATATTAAACGATATACATTTATCAGTGATTATAAAAGATTCAATGATTCAATAAATAATAAATTAGAAGAAAATAAAAATATTGTTGTTGTTACAATGTCGTCAAATAAAGGTAAGGCATTATATGAAAAATATAAAGATACTTATAATATTTTATTACATACAAGTAAAACAGATGATCAGGTTAAAGATAAATTAAAAAATGTATCAGAATATTGGAAAGACTGTAGGATGTTAATATATTCACCCTCAGTTCAATCTGGGGTATCATTCGATATACCACATTTTGATCAGATGTTTGTTATCATGGCCAATAAATCATGTTCTGCAAGAGATTTGAGTCAAATGACACATAGGATCAGACAATTTAAAAATAATGATGTGTTAGTGTATTTGAATGGTTTGCCATATAAAGAAGAGGCTAAATTCTATCAATATGATCAAATGGTTGATTATGTACAGAGCATCTATAAAAAACAAAAAACAACAATTGAAACAATGTTTATAAAAAATCTAACATATAATGAAACCGAAATAATGAATAAAGATAGAATGTTTATTGTTCCACAATATATCAAATACATTAAAGACAAAGGTAGTCAATATTTATATGAAAAAAACATTAATAAATGTGCAAAAGAAGATTTGATGGATTATTCAATCAAAGGAATTATAGAGGCTGAGGATATTGACGATGATATGTTTAAAAAATATTTAGACAAGCAAAACAAAAATACATCATCAGAGGCTGAGAAATATGCAATTGAAAAATATATATACAAAAAAAATTGGAATGTTAAAGCGATTGATGAAGACTTTATGAATCTATGGTTTAGAAAAACTCATATTTTAGATAACATAAGATTATTAAAAGGCGAACATAATAATCAGATATTATCTTATGATAAGTTTAATAAAAACAATTATTTAGTGTATGATAAAGAAAAACAAAAAGAAAGTTTAGATATTATAAAAGAATTGATTGGATTGATTGGATTTGATTTAAATAATATTGGCGATAATGTGATTCTTGATAGAGATACATTTGTTGACAATATGAATAAGTGTATAAATGATTGTAAGATTTTTAAAGATACTGTAAAATGTGAGTTTTTGTTTGGAATTAAAATTAAAAAGATACATAATGTTAGAGGATTTATGACACTTATTAATCAAATTTTAAAACAATGGGGATTACATATTAATTCTATAGAAAAACGTATGCGTAATCCAAAAACAAAAAATTTTATTAGTGTCTATTCATATAATCTAAACTATTACAATAATATTAATCTTTTTTTAAATAAATAGTTATCTTTTTCACTTTTATATAGTGTGCGGGCGAGATGCATCTTTCTAAATAAAGAGTAATCTCACCCGCACAACTAAAAATAGCCATTTAAATGCATGCTTTAATTGATCATATAAATATCAATTAAATTTAACTTTAAATATTTATAATAAAATGAACCATATAATATAATGTTGGGTGCGATAAAAATTTAAATTGTATACTTATACCCTTTTTACGTTTATATAGTGTATTTATAAAAAAAGATATTGCCTAGATCTAATATATATTAAGTATAAATTAAGTATAAAATGGATGATTTATATGCACCAATTAACCAACAACTTTCATATAATGTATCAGATGAATATAGTAGAGACAGAGAACAATTAGGTGATGCACCTGGTAATCCATATGATGTACCAGATAATTATTATGTTAAATTAGCAATGAGACAATGGAAAATATCACCATCAAAAGTAGCCAGAGAATTTTTTTCTGTCAAAAATATTCAAAGAATACAAAAAGGTATTAGACGAGAAATTTATAATAGATCATATAAAAAATTTAGATTAACTGAAGATCAAAATGTATTAGATTTATTACAAGCAATGATTGTGATATATGATCAAAATGCTAAAAACATACCAGATCATATTGTCAGACAAGTCAAAGCATTGAATGATATGATGATTCAATATGTTGTACCAGATATTAAAACAAATATTGAACAACATTATGGATATTTGAGTGATATTAAAAATCCTGTAAATCCCATGCCCCAACCATTAAATGTAAATCATGCAGGAAGAAATCAATTAAGAGGAATCGCACAACTCTATGGTATTTAAAATGATATTTAAAAAATTGAATAATTGGTTCTAAATTGGACATAATTAGTTTACACTTATTATAATCATGACAGATCGGAAAGTTTATTTGAAGCTATATAATCGGATAACTGATAATTCACGGACAGATCTGGAAAAAAATTTAGATACAAATACAATTATAGATTTATTGTATAAAGATATTCAAATATACTTATTTGATTTACCATCGCAAAGAGATAAAATAAATGAGGATATAAAATATATGTTTCAGAGTATTGATAATGCTGATACTAATTTTGTTGGCAAAATTAATATCATATCATTACAATGTATTATTCTATTTACTGATATTTGTCATGATTCATTGATACCATTTAAAGTAAATATAAATAATTCATACAACACATATATTAAATTATTTACAGGTGATTGGAAAAATTATTCAGTCATGAAATCATATTTACAAGACATTACTATTTCTGGATATTACAATGTATTGTATCCATCTAAAACACAAGAATTAACATATATTATTGTTATGATAAAATATTTTACATTAGATGAGATTATCACATCATTTTTAGATAATATCATTTTTTGTGGAATTACATTAACAAATACATATGCAGATAGTAGATATATGACACCATTTGAATTTGTTGAACATGATATTGTGCATGGTTCGAATTATCAAGAAATATGTTATGAAAGAATCGGACAGTCTAAAGATAATATCAAATCTTTTTATGATTATTGTAAGATTAAAAATTTAAATAAATCAGATATGTATTGTATTAAATTTATGATATTTCTCTTAATACATGAAACATGGTGTGATTTTTTTCCTACTAATCAATATGAATGTGAAAAATTAAACAATAATATAATTTTTAATGCAATGACAAACACTGGTTTATGTAAAATTGACAGATTTATAAATTTAAATGATTTGGGTCTGACAATCCCACCTGATCATCGTACTGATAAGGAATCTATCATAGAATATTTGAAATTGGCAGATAATATATATTTACGTGAATTGTCTCAATGGAACGAATTATATAGACTATTATAAGATTTTATCATGCCATTTGCCCCAATTAACCTCGGGATTAAAACTAGTAATAAACTGATAACGTTCTTTCATTTCTTTTTCAGTTCCAGGTAAGATTGATAAAAATAATCGTGGTTTGCTGAAAGGAGGTTCAGAATGTATGGTATTGTACATTGGAATAGATCCGATCAATAATAAAATATTTTGATATTTTTTTAATTGTAATTTTTTTTCTTTTTTAAACATCAATTCAAGATCATGTCTATTTTTCTCAGGATCGTCCTTTCTCTGTTGCGATCTAAATTTTTCAATAAAACTTTTTTTAGAATCATCGTCTAAATCTAAAACATATGTTCCAGGACCTTTCAAAAGTGTTATAAATTTATATTGAAATTTCTCTTTTTCATTTTCAGGATCATAAAATCTACCATCTGTATGCCATCTTTTTTTATTAAAGCTATTATTAGGCATTGACGATCGAATAGTTAACCACATATGATCCTTATTTCCAGCACCTTTCATTACAGATGAAACTATTTTATTTATAATTTTTACTAATTGATTACATATCACATTATTATCACCAATCATATTTATAAAAGTATCAATATCATCTAATCTTATATCAGATGGATCTACATAACCATAATAATTATATTCTTCATATTCTTTATCAATACTAATCAAATCCAATATCTTTTTTTCTTTTTTTGAATAATTAATATCAGTTATTAGGGGTTTTTTTGGTGCATCGATTTCTAAATTTAATTTTGATATTGATTTGATAATTGAATCATATGTATTAGAATCATTAGAATCATTAGAATCATTAGAATCATTAGAATCATTAGATCCGCCATTCATAATATATTTTAATTCATAATATTTATTTTTATTTATATGATATGATGATTGCATTATTATATAAATCTAAAATAATATCATCAGATTGATAATATTATTTAAAAAATTATTTAAAAAACTAATTTAATTTATGCCTTAACATAGAAGAAGATTGTACCACGTTCTTGGGCTTCTGATCTGAAGCCGAGTGTTGAGGGATCAGATGTAACTTCATCAATGTAACTGACAGGTGCATTGGAAACGTATTGGCTTTGGCCAGCGGGTTGATTGCCATCCAAATATTGGATAGAAGCAATTGAAGGATTGTAGTGGATGTAAACAGAGCCACTTGCACCTTGGTATAAGTTACCGGGAGAGCTTCCATTGACTACAACAATGGCAGAGCAACCAGTTGCAATATCAACACCATTAATAGGGGGTCTTTGAAGAATAACTACGGATCTGAGGTCAAACCAATCTCTGCCGATTCTGAAGTGATTGTCGAAGTTGAGGATTGATTTGTTAATAGTTGTTTGGTTGATGAATGACAAAGGCATACTCATGTATCTGAGTGACATTGATGCAGAGTTGAAGTTGACAGTGGGGTATCTTCTGTTTGCATAGAAAAATGCTACTTGATTAGAGTAAATAACTGATTTGTTTTTGGGTACAACTACTTTGTGTTCAATGAAGTAATCAGTTTGGGTTAATGCTCTGGCAAGAGAAATAGAGTGTACTTGGTTACCAATTAAGTCAATAGGAAGTTTGATGTTAACTACAGGGATATTGACGAATGTTGTCTTAGATAAGTTGGTAATTGTTGTGTGTCCAAGTCCAAATCTGTTAGAGAAACTAGATAATTGAGTAAATGTAGGTCTGCATGAGAATACAGCCAACAATTTTCTCAAGATTGTACCTTCATCTTGAACTTGGAAGAGTTCAGGTGAATCGAAGAAAGTCCAGTCATATGAGTTGATAACTCTGATAAATCCGGCAATACCATCATTTTCAGCGTAACCAGTAGAATAGTATCTGCCTTGTCTGAGGTTGAGTACGGATAAGTATAATTCAACTTGGCATCTGTATCTCTTGATGATGTTGTCCATAGGTGAATCATCTTTGAAGTATTCCAATGCATTGGGATCGTATGCAATGTCGTGTGCAAGTTCGAGTTCTGCATCGAGTTCTCCAGGAGCAATATTTGTTTGGAGGTGGAAGTTGAAGTTTTTCAAGTATGCTTGGCCTCTTGCTAATACCATTCTTGCGATATTGGTGTATAACATTCTGCGTTCAAGATAATCAACTTTAGGCAAGAAGAGAGCAGCCAATACGGGGTGGATGCTTACACTAACATTGTGTTTTGTTCTATCATATTTGCCGTTAAGAGCTTCAGGTGCACAGTCTCTGTAGTTTGCAATGTTCATTTTAACATCGGCGTGGAGATGTTTTGTTTCTTCGTACAACATGTGAAGCTCGTTGAGTTTATTGTGATCTTTGGGAGCAACTTTGATCATTTGTCCGTGGACGAAATCAAAACCAAGGAACTTAGCCATTGGTGAATATTTGGTTTCTCTTTGGTATGAATATTCAGAGTAAATATCACCTTTCATAACGTGGTTAATAAATACCTTCTTTTGGACATCAGTTAATCCATATTTTTCGGCGTGTTTCATTCCCTTTTTGATTAAATCAGGGATATCCAAATGACCGTATGATGAATTAATTTTACCCAAAAACTTTTTGACAACCTTTCTAATATTGTCGCGAGTGTCTTTGATTTTATCAACAATAACATCAATTTCCTTATCACTCAAATTTTTTAATTTAAGCATATTGTAAACCTGTTCAATGGGAAGGTCGGATGAGATAAAGTAGTCAAAATCACTATTGGCGTCGCCGTGAGATTCGTTAGCATTCCTTTGAAAATTTTCTGTCTTAGACATAACTATACTATATTTCTATAAAAAAATAACTTTCATTAAATTATCAAAAATTATTTTGATAAAAAACATTCATTCTATATGTATTTAAAAATTCAGGATAATATTTATGACGCATTCAAAATATTGAAAATGAATAAATGCTATAATATTATTATATAATTATTTATATTAGAAAGGAATGATTTCTGTTGTTATTCAAAAACAATTATATGATGATGTAAAAAAATACGACAAAATACGATATAATACCAATAATATTTGGACACAAAGTATGACACCAAGTATGACACCAAGCAAACCATCTGATTATGATGAAAAAATAAAACTTACGTTTACCTCACAATGGATAGATAGTTTTTTTTCTCATTATATTATTTTAAATATTCCTTTAGTAGATTGGATGTATGATGTATCTAATATTAGTCAGATGACACACAAGTTTAGTAAACTGTATAGTGAAGAATTAGATCAATATATATTACACAATGAATCTGAATTTATAAAAGATTATTTAGATAAAAATGATATTTTTATCAGAGGAGAAACTGTAAGTTTAAAGGAAGGAATTTATGGAATCAGACCATATAAATCATTAAAACAAATTATAGAATCAATTTGTACATCATCTAGAGGTCATAGTATTCTAGATAATAGAGATAATAAACAAAACACAAATAAAATTATAAAATTATATTTGTTAAAATGGATAGATATAATAGAATTTCAAGAATTTAGAGTATTTGTTAAAAATAAAAAAATAACTGCAATATCACAACAAAATTTATATAAAATTAATACAATACTTGAAAAATTATCTGAGAAAGAAATAAATATTGTTGTTAATAAATGGATTCAAATTATTATAAAATATTTTGAATCAAATATTGTAAATAAAATAGTACATATATCTGATTATTGTATCGATATGGCAATTCTTAAAGATGATAAACCATATTTTATTGAAATTAATTGTTTTGGAGCAGAATATCCTAGTGGATCAGCTTTATTTGAATGGATAAGTGATTTTGATATATTAAATGGTAAAAAATCAGAAATTTATTTTAGATATACTGGATAAGATACATTAATTTTTATTTTTTATTTGCTTTTCGGATAATAGCAGGTTTAATCTGTTCTGCTGATATTTCTTTAACACGTTTTTCAATACTTTTAGGTACATCTTTTCGAGTACCATTAATTTTATCGATTTTTAATATATACATAATACTTTGTGCAGATAAATTGTATTCCCTAAGGAGTTTTTCACATTCTGCAATTCTACCATCATCTAACATTTGTTTTATAAATTTTGATGCCAGAACATAATCATCAATTGACATATGTTGAAAATATTCATTTGCAGATTTAACATTTTTAAAATTAATACATCTAGTAGATGTTCTATTCAAATCTTTTGGATATAATGATGTAAAAACAGGTCTATAATAAGGATATTGTGAATCATGAGCAAGTTTTGATGAATTTATTGATTGATTTAAAATAAATGATGGATTAACACATCCATAAAAACCATATGTTTCTTGAAGTGACCAATTTTGATCAGAATAAATATAATTATCAACAACGTCTCCATGAGCAATAGTTTCTGTAATATCAGAACTAATATCTATAATTTTAGATCGATCTTTTAAATATCCATTAGTTGCTAGAAAATGATTTTGTTGTACCATCAAAGGCATAGTTGACTTATCTGTTTCAAATATTTTTAATGATGCATTAAGACCATTATATTGTGAAAATAATCTAGTTGTATTTTCATAAATTGATTTATCCATATCTTTGTCACCAGTAACATTAGTATAATTATTGATATCTTTCATAGTAATTTTATTTGAACCATAAATTCTAAATAATTCACCAATTGTTACTATTAAACGTCTATAATCATTTTGACTATGTTTAATAATTTCTAATACAACAGGTTCAGATTCAAATTTCATATTTTCTCCATCAGCAACTATTTCAAAAACACCTAACATATCATTTAAATCTGGTGCATAAATAGATATATGATAACATTCTCTTTTTACATTTGTCATTATTTTTTTATGCTTGTTACTACCAATAAATATAATTGGACAACTCCATATTTCAGAATTTAATTTTAAAAGGCCTGTAATTATTGTTTTTTCTGTTGGTGTACTTGCAGATTGAATTTCATCAACAATAACTGCGAATTTTTTATGTTTTGCTTTCTCCATATTTTCATAGATATCATCACCAATCAATATTTTTTCAACAAAATCGTCAACTGATTTAATAGAACCTGTTTTCGCAAAATTTATAGATTTTATTACATATCCTTTATCATTTAATATTGCTCTGACAATTGCTGTTTTTCCAGTACCGTGATCTCCCGTAACAAATGCACAACTACATACATTCGGATCCTTTTTTTTCTCTTTTTTTGTATGCAAATCATCAAGAATATTATCATCATCTGTACCATCTATACCATCAATTTCATCATTTTCATCAGCTAGATTAACTGGATCCAATGCTATATCATCAGATGAAATTACAATTTCTTTTTCTTTACGTTTTCTAGATTTTTTTCCTACTTTTTTTGTTTTTTGTTTTTTTATATTTAATTTAGCATTTATATTATAATTATCTAACCAATCAACCAACATATTTATTTGTTTTTTAGCTCCAATAATATCTGATATTTTTTCAGGTGCATATTTTTCTGTTAATGTATGAGATTTATTATTAAACTTAATAATATCCATGTCTAGTAATTTATATTTAACATATATTAAACATTTATTTAATATATATTTATTCTAGTAACATATTTATTCAAATTTTTTATTCATTAAATACACAGTATATCAATTTTAAATATTGATTTATTTAATTTTTCTTCTCTTTTAGATATATTGTTAAATTTAAAATCATCGTCTGTATCTCTTATATTATTATCTATTTGTATTGGAAAGAAATTTAATACTTTTTCTATTTTCTCTTCATCATCAGAACATATTGAATTATTATCTTTTTGGGTTTTTTCAACAAAATTTATAGATAAATCTTGTGTTGAAAAATCATTCCAATTATTTAAATCATTTATATCATTTTCACTTTTATTATCTGTTGTATTATGAGAATGATTTATTTCTTGATGTTTTGTATCATTTTCTTTATTGTATTGAATATTATTTAATGAATTAACTTTTTCTGCATTGATACTAAGTTTTCTAAAAAAATCCTCGTTTATTATAGATGCCTTTGGTATTTGTATTTTTGTTTTCATATTTTTAACAATACTTGTACCATATGGTATGAGTCCTTTTAATGTTAAATGAATTTTATTACATCCTCCTTCACATGTTCCTTTATTTAGATCTGTGAGACATACTACATATATTTTATCACATGCTCCGTGTTTACAATTATATCCCCCAGTACATTTTTTCTCTTCGCAATGTTGACATAATTTTGATAATGCTTGAAGATTGTTATATAGATATCTATTTTTACTTAAATCAACATGTGATAAATCTATATCAGTTTTTATCATTTTATATGCTGTTTCCCTTATTGGTTCTATATTTTGCTCTTCTAAACTATGTGCATATAAACATTTATTATTATAAATACATTTTCCTATATCATTAATATTTTTACAAAGAATTTTTTTATAATTATCATTATTTGTTTCTGTTTGTTTCTGTTTATCGATATATTCTTCACACATATTTTCAGAACCATTGTTTTGTTTGAATTCATGCATTGTGTTTTGTTTGAATTCATGCATTGTGTTTTGTTTGAATTCATGCATTGTGTTTTGTTTGAATTCATGCATTGTGTTTTGTTTGAATTCATGCATTGTGTTTTGTTTAGATTCATGCATATTATTTTGTTTGGATAGTTGGAAATTGGGGGTAGATTCCTGTTCTAATTCTTTATTATTTTTATTATTTTGAATTATTTTTTTTCTGTCTATATTATTTTTTTGTACTTTTTCATAGTGAGTATAATTACCAAATTTATGTTTTTGATTTGATTCATTTTGAAATCCACGTTCTGATGTAACATTATGTTGTTGATATGTATTATGACGATCTTTATCATATGATTGTATTTGTATGTCATTTTTTAATATTCTGTTATTATTTTTTTTCCTATAACCATGATTACCATTAGATTCAATATCATTATTTGAATGATGATGTTTATTAGATGTCACCTGAATCCACCCATCATCATTTGATGATTTATTTTGTAATTGATTATTATGTATATCAGACATTGATAATAAATCTTTATTCATCTATTTTTGAATGTAAATAAATAATATTGATGTTTCTTTATGTGAAAAAATATTTTTTCGATTATTTACTAATAGTAGTATATATAAATGTCAGATTTACTCAATTATATAAAAACACAAAAAAACAAAGGTTTAGATGATTATACCATCTTACAATCCACAATTAATATGTCAAAAAACAATAATATAAGAAAAAATAAAAAATTATCATACAAAAAAATATCAATGACCGGTGGTAATTTTACTTTAACTGCTGCTGATAGAAAACAAATTAATGTTGCACTTGAACAAATTGATCCGAATAATGATACATATAAAACATTAAAAGCTGCAGCTGATACACAGGAAGATCTTGAGCTTGATGGCTATGATAACATATCGAATGTATTGGAAAAGATAAATTCATTACCAAAAAAAACACCAGATGTTATAAATACTGCTTTACCAGATGGTAATGCGGTTGAAGGATCGGCTGATGAAACAGCTATTGGTGATGATATGAGTCAAACTAATACAGGAGATAATGGAAATTCTGCAACTAATAACGATATTTATGTTACATTAAATCCAGGAGATATTTTGTATTTTCCAACAGAAACAATTAAACAATTCGACGAAAATATGTTGTTTGTAGATGTACCTGAAGTTTTAGATCAAAGTACACAAAGATCATTTACAATGTTCTTTGCAGATGATAAAGCATATGCAAAACGTTTTGCTGGAATATGGTCTTTAAACAAAAGACCTGTATATCTTCATAAATTAGCAGTAAAAGAAGGTAGGCCAATAACACGTATAAAAAGAATTAGCAGTAAAATTATTTCTGATAAAGTTAATAATAATAAGCTTGCACATGGTATATGTGGACAAAGCGTTGATGGAACTATACATGGAATAAAAATCGAGGCTACATATAATAAAAAAACGGTTGCAGAATATTATATTTGTAATCCATCTGAATATTTTACATGTGAAGCAACATGGATGATTAATGGATCAACTGATTGGATTCAAATATATCCAAGTACTGTGGATGATGATGATAGATTAGATGAAGCAGAACCAATTGAACCACAAGGTCAGGATTTAGAACCAGAACAAATTGAACCACAGGGTCCAGAACCACAGGCACAGGAACCACAATCACAAGAATCACAGGCACAGGAACCACAGGATCAAGAACCAGAGGCGTAAATGAATAATCAGAGAATAAAATAATAAACTAAAATTTATCTATATCAAATATAATAATATCTGATATGGAGGTACATATAAATAATCATTCATTTGATATAAATAATAATTTATTAAAAGAGAATAAAGCATATAGATTTAATTCAAAAAATATAAATATTCGTGGACAAAAAAAATATATTGGGTCACTTTATGACGATGATGATATTATTTTACGAGTAGATTATCTAATTTTTGGTTCATTTTCGAAAGATAAAAATGTATGGATATGGTCGAATATGTCTGAAATAACCGATAATTATACAAAAGAATATATATCTAATATTAGGTCATATATACTTAATAATATAACAAAAAAATATGATAAAGATACTATAATCAAACTAAAAAAATTCAGTTCAAATGATTATTCAGTTATTACAACAATAAAATTATGTGAATATTTGGGATACATATCAGAAATAATATCTAATATAACCAATAATAATATATTTTTAACAATAGAAAGAAATAATAATATCGATATTTTGTTTATTAATAAAATTATATTTAATAATTTTAACTAATAATTTTACCTGATATGAATATATATTATAAATGATAAATCATAAAATGATAAATATAGATAATCGATATTGTGATAATATATTAATTGAAAATAATAGGGAATATAAATTAGAAAAAGTATGGAGATCTAATAAAACTGATAAATTATTAGATTCTAAGGGTAAAATATTTCCATATCCAAAAGAAAATGATAAATATTGGCCTGATAAAGATAACATTTTAGTTAGATTGAATAATTTCGAAATATTTTTAGATAGAAATAAAAAATTTATTCCATTTAAAAATAATAAATCATGTTTAATATGTGGTAAAAAAAATGTATCTATGAAAAACTATAAATATAATAATATAATATGGGAAGATGGATTAAATCATTACATAGATATACATAATATAGAACCTTCTGTACAATTTAAACAATTTATTCTAAATAAATCAATCAATAAAAAAATCAATAATTTATCAAAAAATATATCATCTGATGAAAATGAAAATATATTATCTGATATATCACAAAATAAATTAGAGAAAAATAAAAAAATGTTATTATCACGCGTTATTAAAGATGATAAAGAGTTTGTTATGATTGATAGAAATCAAATGTTAATTCTTGATGCATTAATGATTCACGGAGGATATGAAAAAAAATATGTTGATTTAAAGGATAATTTTAATAGATATTCTGAACACGCTGGATTTTTAGATTTTGAGGGTGATACATTATCTAAAATTATTGTATCGGGAAAAACAACACGTATTGATGAAGGTGATGAAGAAATATATTTACCAATGGGATTAGATGAAATGTTCGAATATGAATATATATTTCATACACATCCTCCTACACCTAAACCTGGTGGAAGAGCTGTTGATGGCATATTATACGAATTTCCTAGTTGTGGTGATATTTATCATTTTATAGATCATCATAATGATGGAAATGTTATTGGATCATTGGTTGTTACTGCAGAGGGACTCTATAATATTCGTAAAATAAATAATGATATTAAAGATATTAAAATTGACGAAGATAATTTATATAAAAAATATCAAAGAACTTTTAATAAAATTCAAAGGGATGCAATAAATGAATATGGAATACATTTTACAACATCAAAATTTTATTCAGTTATTGCACAAAATGTATCATATATTAATAAAATGAATACAATGCTTAATACATTTAAAATACATATAGATTATTATCCAAGAAAAAAAGATATACATGGTCGATGGATTATTGACACTATTTTTTTAGTATTTCGTGATAATAAACCGAAATAAATATAATATAAGTGTGTTAAAACATTAATAATTGGATAATTATTTCATATATATTGGTTAAAAATAAATATTTTAGTATTGATGAATATATAATAACATTCAAGTTATGAATAATATAGAATCATTAATTTTAGTTGCAATTGTATTGTTAGTTCTTTTCATAGTATTACCATCTATTTATAATAGTGGTTATGGATGCAAAACAAAAGAAAATTTTTCCCCAATCATGTCAGAAAAACAAGATAACATTAGAGGTATAGATCCTGATGAATCTAATAATGGATCAGTAAATCAACAAGGCCCTTCAAAAAATTATGAATCATTAATTTTTGATAATGTTACAGGTACAGTTATGACAGGATCACAGTTTATGGATAATACTGGAATAATTGCTCCTCCTTGGGTTGCTCCTGCATGGAATCCTGATGTTGAAGGTCCTTCAAGCAAAGGTACAATTAATCCAGATGATTATGAAAATGATCCTAGAATGCTTTACAATAAATGCTCATTAAGTTGCTGCTCTCCTCAATACCCAACACCTTTTCAAGGTTCTGCAGATCCTTTAACATGTGATAAAGATGGTAATAATAAATATTTATCATCAAATTATACATGTCAAAATAATACTGGTGGTACTGGCTGTTTATGTATGACACAAAAACAAGTAGATAACAGTTTTTCTGGTTTTAGTGATAATTAAATAGTTTGTATCAACACATGACTAAAGGACATTCATTATTTATTGAAAAATCAAAACACATATCTATTTTAATTTGTTTTAATGAATTATTATCAATAATATCAGCTAATTCTATTTTATTAACTAATAATTTACCTAATGTAATATGTGGTATTAGTTCGTTAGTTTCTATCGTATATCCAAGTTTATCTGTTATTGCTTGTTTTATTTTTTGAACTGTTTTTATTACATCTTGTGATGTAATAAATCTCAAAACTATTAAATTTTTTTTATTTGGTGGGAAAAAATCAATATGTGAATATCTCATTAATCCTATCAAATTATATGATTTTATTATTTGAAATATTATATCCATATGATCTTTTTTTAATTGTTTACCTAAAAATATACATGTCATATGTAAATCTTCTTTTGTCATCGGTTTAAATTTTATTTGATATTTATTTTCTATAATTTGTGTAAGATTATACAAATTATTTCTGACATCATCAGGCAATGTAAATGATAGCCAATTGTTTTTCATTTAAAAATATTATAATTTCTAATTGATAACAAATTGAATTAATTTTATTCAATTTTTATTATACTCTTTAGATATATTTAAGACAACATCTGTCATATATTCAGTAATTATTAATATTTCATGTGTCATTATATCCATTTTATTCATCATATTTATAAATAATTTCTTTCTATCAAAAAATTCATTAATTGCTGTATTAAAACCAAATCGCAGCACATAATTTAAATTAAATCCTTTTTTATTATCTTTGAATATATCTGTAAAATCATCATATATTTGAAACATTATGCCAAAATGTATAGCTATTTCTTCTATATCTTTGATTTTGTTGGGATCGCCGTTGCCAATTATCCAACTCATTAAAAATATCATTTCAAAAATTGATGCTGTTTTTTTATTTAAAACATCCAAAACAGTTATCCTATCATTCATAATATCATTTTCTATATCGATTGTTTGACCATCTATAAGTTTTGTTGTTTTTTGTAAAATTTTACTTATTATCAATTTATAATTTTTAATATTTTTTTTGTTTTGTGAAATAAGTTGAGATATATATTCCATATCAATTTCACTTATCATATTAAATGCACATATTATCATTTGTGCAGCAGTTAATAATGTTAAGTCATTTCCATATATGACATGTGGAGATTTTTTTCCTCTTCTTGTATCATCAGAATCCATCATATCATCTATCATAAGTGATGCAGAATGTAATATTTCAATTGCATTTACAGATTTTATGCGTTTTAAAGGAACATTCGAATTCATTTTATTAATTATAGAATATGCAATAATTGGTCTAATTCTTTTTCCACCATCAATACTCATTAATGCAATTTTTCTTAATTTTAAATTATTTATTTTTTGATTAATAATCTGATTAATATCAGAATCTATTTGCGATTTAAGTTTACGGATTGATATATCAGTTAATAATGGTGATTGAATAGAGTTGATTATTTTTTGTACATTAGATTCTTCATCTATTATATAATATCTATGTACTATATATATTATTATAATACATAATACTATGATTCCAATACATAATATATTTGTATTATCGTTATCTGACATGATTTACTATATTTTATATATTGATTAAAAATGAGTTCTGTTATTTTTAAACCATCTATAGAGATTTTAAGATTATATATGCTTTTTTATAGATAAAGCAGTTAAATAACAGCGTATAATATAATATTCTTATAATATATATTCCATTTATAATGGATAAATTAAAAGAATTGTTACAGATGGATCCTTGTTATGAACAACATATCGTTAGTATAAGAGAAATATATGAAGATCATTTGTTTTCTATTTTAATTCCGGCAATTTATGAAGGTTTACAGTCAATATATAAAAATGCATATGAAATAGAATTAAAATATATTAAAGCTTCTAAAAAAACACCTGAAATAGAAAATCCAGGAATTTTAATTATATTTCAGAAATTTTTAAAAGATATTCCAAATTTAAATACTCATATCATACGAAATGAAACAGATAGAATAAAATCATCATCCAAATCTGCAGATATATTTGATGATTTAATTAAAGCAGTTTGCAAAGCAAATATTATTCTTCTTACATATAATATTGATCATAAAAGAAAAGAATTAATACGAACAAAATATCATGAAAATATAATTATACATGACTTTATTCATTCTTGTTATATACATTCAGCACGTATGTTTTTTGGATGTACTGAATTATTTTACCATAATCAAGAACCTATCGTATTAAATCAAAATAAACGTACATGTTATAACATAATTCGCGATGCTATAAAAGAAGCCATTCGATTAATGCTTCCAATGAAAGAAATATTATTAGAATATATTACACAAAAATATGAACAAAAAGATACAACACGTAATATCTTAGGCATGGGACCAATGGGAACCATGGGACCAATAGGACAAATGAGACCAATAGGACCAATTAATTTAGATCAAAATCATCAGCAAAATATGAACAATATATTTAATAAAAATCAGGAAGAATTTATTGATGCAAATAATATGATTGAACGTGATTTAATGAATCATCAAAATCGTAGTATATTAGAAGATGATTATGATCCAAATGATGATGAAAATGCATTTGGACAAGATATGAGTCCACAAAATAACAATAAACAAAATGATTTTTCTTTATTAATAAGTGAATCATCAGATGCAAATGATGCAAATGATTCAATATTAGAATACAAAGAAATTAAAAAATTATCTGAAGATGGAATTACAATGCAAAGACAACATAATAGTTTTGATGCAGATAAAGAATCTGTTAATTCAAAGTCATCTGATAGTAAAAATTCTGTTAGTATATTAAGTGGTGGCAAATTAAGTGACAATAAAGACAAAAAAGATAATACAGAAAAAGATAAAAATTCAGATAATGTATCTGGATCAGATCATGGATTAAAATATGTTGATATAAAATCTACTTTAGCAAAAAAAGGACCAGTAAGTGCATATTTTGGTGATATGATGCCAATTGTAAAACAAAAAGTTAATGAATATAAAAAAAATCGTAAATTAAAAAAATCTTCTCCTGATAATAATAAAAATGATGAAGATATACAAATAACGCGAACTATATCGGATAATATATCTGATAATAAACAAAAAAAAGAAATAGATACTAATAAATTAGTAGATAATGTTTTGAAAACATAATATATGATTAATATATACGCGTAATTCTTCCGATATTATTTCAGATCATATACTATAACTATATTCCATCTGATATAAAAGAATCATGAATATATTAAAAAATCCAATATTTTTAGCTATTATTGCATCTACTTTGGTCTTTACAGTTATGTACTATTGGTATAATTATATGTCAGAGTCACAAAATAATGACGATAAAATGAATAAACGAAAAAGAAAAGATAAAAAGAAAATATCTAAATATGGTGATATTAATGAAACAATTGTATTATCCACAGCAATAGCTGGAATTGCTACATGGTATATTGCATCAAGTTATTTTACAGAACAAAATATAGATACTAATGTAGACACAAATACAGGTATATTAGATCAAAAACAACAAAATGATTCATCTACGGCTGTAGTAAAAAAAATAACCACAGCTGATATATCTGTACCAAATACAACCACTATATCTGTACCAAATACAACCACTATTTCTGGCCCAGGGACTGGACCAGGAACTGGAACAGGGACAGGTCAAAAGACTATTTCTGGATCTACTAATCAATCAGGAGGAAATAAAAATATACAATCTAATACTTTAAAGAATTCTGATGATATATCAAGATCATATAATTTGATTGGTTCGGGTTTAAATATACCTAGAAGCGAATTAAATATACCAAATGTATTAATAGATTACAAATAAATAATTTAATAAAAAAATTTAATCATAATTAACTTTTTTTTGTAAGTATATGTTATATTCTTACAAAGAAGTATATACAATAAATGTCTGGTCTCATGAGTTTAGATGTACAAACAGGCGATAAGCTTCCAATACAAGAGTTTTCATTAGATGATATGTGTGAACATCCATCCATAGTCATGGTTGCTAAAAGAGGTTCTGGTAAATCATGGATAACTAAATCAATTGTATATAAATTTGCAGATATACCTGTTGGGGTTATTATATCGTTGACAGAAAAGCAAAGTCCTTTTTTTGGGGATTTCTTTCCAAATTCATTTATATTTTATCAATATGAAAGTAAAATTTTACGCAATTTAATTTTGAGACAAAAAATAATGCTCAAAAAAGCAGCAGACAAAAAAAAAGAAGGGAAAAAAATTGATCCCAGAGCATTAGTTGTCATGGACGATTGTTTGGCGGCCAAAGGATTATGGGCTAAAGATCCATTAATTTATGAATTGTTATTTAATGGCAGACATAGTAAAATCACATATATTCTAACAATGCAGTTTCCTCTTGGTATTTCTCCGGAATTAAGAGGAAATTTCGATTATGTATTTTTACTTGCTGAAGATGTTACGTCTAACTTAAAACGCATATACGAACATTATGCAGGGATGTTTCCTGATTTTAATTCATTTAAACAAGTTTTCACACAACTTACAGAAGATTTTGGTGCAATGGTTATTAAAAACCGTGGTGCAAGAAATAATTTATTTGATAAAATTGCATTTTATAAGGCTCCAAATCTTAGTAACAAACCTCTTGAATTTGGGTGCAGTCAATTCAGAACTCATCATAAAAAAAATTATAAAAAAGATTGGGAAGATCAAGCATTTCAATGTGATTATGAACAATATTTGATGGATAAGAAAAAAACAAAAACTGCTATTAATATTAAGAAAATATATAATGAAGATATGCATCAAAATTCACATCAAAATGCACATCATAATACAAAAAAATCATATAATTAGAATTGACTAATAAAATACTTATTTACATCTTCACGTTTACGTAATGTCATATTATCAATTCCTTTTATCCATGGACTTGGTTGTGTAAACATTGTATTAAATATATCTGTAACATATGCAGGCGAATCTAATTCTTCATCTAATGTCCTGGGAATATATCTATAAATTATTTTATTTTGTGGACATTCTTTTTCTGTTTTAACCAAATCAATAACAACAAAAATTATTCCCAAAAACAAAATTATAATTAATATATTTTTATACATTACTATGAATAAAGATGATATATTTTTATTCATAATCAATTTATATTTGCATAAATAGATAATTATTCAGCTCTTTTCTTTGCCATTAACTGTTTTATTTTCTCGATGTTTCTATCTGCCTCATCAAGCTTTCTCTTTTTATCTTCAAGTTCAGTTGTTGCCTTTTCTACAACTTTTGATTTTATATTTACATCATCTGTTTTAGCTGATGTATTATCAGTTTGTGGTTTTGATTCAATTACTTCATCAACTTTACCAGATTTACCAAGTTTGTCTTCTTTACTCATTCTTTCTAAGGTCTTTTTATTTTGTGTTTCTTCTAATCTCTTTTTCATTTTTGCTTTTAGTTGTTCTTTCTTTGCATCTCTTGAATTTGCATATATTTTTTCTTGTTTTTCTTGTTTTGCCTCAATTTTTTCCTGCTTTTTATTTTTTTGTTTATCTACTGCATCTGATGCAGCTCCAGCTTTTTGAGATTCAGTAATACGTTCACTTTTACCTTTATCTTTTTTATCAATCATTTCTTTGTGTTTACCAGCCAAAACATTCATTTTATCCATACGTTGTTTGCGTTGAGCATCAAGAATTTTTTGGTGCTCTTTGTTAGAACTCTTCTCCTGTTCAACACGACTTACAGGAGGATTAAAATCTAACCATTTACCTGATTCACCAATATAAATTTGAAAATATTTATCTATTTTTTCAAGTTCTCTTGCTTTTTTCTCTGCTTCTGCCATTGTTCCAAAAGCACCTCTGAATTTAACAGCTCTAACATTACAATTCATTAAGCCCTCAGGTGACATGAATGAAAATAAACAATATTCTTGGCCTCTGATAGGCGTATCTTCATCTAAATGATCTACATCAACAACTGTATATTTTTTTTTTAATTCCTCAAGTGTTTCTTCCTTTTCTTCACTTGATTCGTCTGAATCATCTGAATCATCACCAAAATGTACTGAATCCTGTACTGAAACTTGTTCTGAAACTTGTTCTGATACAGAATTATTCGATGTATTTTCTGATGATTCTTTGATTAGAGGTGTATTTGCATCTACATCGTTAATTTGAATTTCGTTATTAGCGTCTGAGCTCATTTATGAGATAAAATATTGTATTATATTTAAACCATTTTCTTTTAATATAAATTGTTTATTTGTTTATTGTGTAATTACTACTGGATAATATGTATTAACAAACATAAAACATACACTGATTCCAAATACTATTTTTATCTGATCTATGTCAGATAATGTTAAACCAAGTAAATATCTAAGAATAATAAAACTCCCGATAATAAAAATTAATATTCTTATAATTCTTTCTTTTATATCATTATTATTCATTGTCTTTAATTATTGATAGTAAAAATTTATTTTTCCCGATTATTTGTATTGTTGTTTGTATTATCAGATTCATCAAAACGTCGATTTATACATCCGCTAAAAAGTAAAGTAAATGTATCATATATATTATGTATTATATTATTTCCATACGTTTGTACATCATTTAAACTTTTTACCAAAGGATCAATAAATATTTTATCTGCATCTAATGGTTCTGTACTTTTAGTTTCGATAAGGGGTTCTGTGAGTTGTTCTGTGATTGGTTCTGTGATTGGTTCTATGATTGGTTCTGTGAGTTGTTCTGTGATTGGTTCTATGATTGGTTCTGTGAGTTGTTCTATGATTGGTTCTATGATTTGTCTATTTGTGAGTTGATAATTTTTAGGGTTTATTCTAGTTCGTCTACATATATACGCATATTCAATTTTAGGATAAATTTCCTTCCAAATATCTTCTAAATTTGACTTTTTTATATCTGATTTTAAAAGGGTGAACGAATCAGCAATATCTGGACGATCAATTGTTATTAATAATTTATATATTATATATTGAATAGGTGGGAAGGGTTTTTGATTATATGATTTTATACTATAGTATACATCCATAAATGCTATAAATCTAATAATTATAGTGTCATATTCTGAAGGCACAAGACTATATTTATTGGAAAGATTCATATATGATTTATCTATAAAATGCCCATGAATAAACGGTATAAATTCATAGTCAGAACGTAGATTATGTTTTTTCAATATATTTGTTAAATCATCTAATGTTAATTCTTCTCTACATAATCCAGTTAATATAAGTTCTTTTTCCAATATACGAAATACTTCAGAAGAGCAATCAGGTTTTCGTTTAAAATTATCAAGCCTTAATTTTAGCATAGATAGTTTTTCACGAAATGATTCATTTAAAGTTTGTTCAATTATTTCTCGATCTATCAATGGATCTGTTTTTATCATAGAGTCAGAATGGGTAGAATGGGTAGAATGGGTAGAATGGGTAGAATGGGTATAATTAATTGTAGAAGTTTTCATAGACATATTTTATTTAATCTATTATTTGATAATAATAATCTTTATTATTATCAAATTTTTTAAGAAGTAATTTAGCTTGAATAGTATTTCCACCCTAAGTCACAACAAATTAGTTTCCAAATCTTTTCTTGTTCTTTCATTTTGACACCAGACTTTAAAAGTTTAAAATGTATTGCAATATCTGGTCGTTGAATTGTTAAAAAGATTTTGTTTAAAACGAATGTATATTTCAAAAAATTATTACGATTAGATGGTTTATATTTCTTTTCATAAATATCTTCAGCTTGAACAAACATTTTTAATACACGTTCATATTCATCACGTGAAATAGTTTGGGGATTTTTACCTGTAATTTTACTATAAATGTACATAATGTTTTCATAATAATCAGATAATCTGTGTTTTTTTAACATTTTTTCTAAAAATGATATTGTAATTTCGCTTTTATCAAGTCCATGTTTATCAATTTCACCTTCTAAAGATGTAAAGACATCAGAAGGTATATTTGCATTACTTTTACAAAGGAATTGATTGAGTTTTTCAATACAATGACCAATTTTTTTGTATGGATATTTTGGTTTTTCCGTGAATGTTTCACGGTGTGACGGAACATCGGATTCAATAAATATTTCTTCAGATTCTGCACATTTAGGACATGATATTATAGCTTCATTATAGATAATAACCATGTCAATATTGCATTTTTTACATTTTTTAACTAAAGAAGCTTTAGTTTTAGAACAAGCATATTCTTTGTCTATCATTAATAAATATTCATTTTGTAAAGTAGCTTTACAAACTGTATTTTCTTGTTCTTTTTCTTCTTCTTTTTCTTCATCAGAACCTAATAAATAACTCATAATACTTTTAGTTTCAGTAATTTCGATACGTTTTGAGCGTTTTTTAACAGGACGTTTAAGTTTACGTTTACGATTTAGATTTGTTATTGATAATAATTCATCACTGATCTCAATTTTTGATGATGATTGATTTACTTCTTTATTTATAATATTATCATTATCTAAATTAATTTTACTTTTACTATTTTTATCATCTGTATCAAAATTTTGTCCATATAAAAGACCATTTGTAATATCATAATAATCGTATATAACCTCGCCAGTTCTACTAAAATAATCCATCTCATTACTACAATTTTCTATTTTTTCTATTTCTTCTTCTAAATCTTTAATTAATCGTTTTAAATTATTTCTTTTTTTAATTAAATCAATATTTAGATTAATAGGTTTTCCTTCAGTTTCTTTTTCTAAAAGTTTAAGATCTTGTTGATAATTTTTTAATTTTTGTTTTTTTTCAGGCATCGATTCTCTATTTTTTTTAAATTCATCAACATGTTCCTTATGCAACTCATCAATAGTTTTAATATTAACCCTAAATTTATGTTTATCAGGTTTATATTTATAATCGACGGACATTACCTCTAACTATAATTGAGATTAATATCTCGGATGATCTTTAAGTTGAAAAATATTAATAATATTATTCAAGTCTTAATTTGCGTCATAAATTTTGTTTCATTATAATTATTATAATTTAAAAATCAATCTATTTAAATTAATATTATTACTTTTTATCGCGTCAAAATATTAATTTAATTTAAAATAAAAATTATTTTTGCGTAAATCTTTGATCTATGATTGGGAAAACAACATATATAATTGTTCATGTCAGAAAACAATAAATCTGATATTATAATCCCTCCATTAGAAAAAGACAAAGAAAATACAAACAAAATAGACTATTTATCATGTAATTTAATATCTATGCAATTAATAACAAAATTTTTTATTATAATTAATGCAACAAAGCTTGGTTGGATTGTATCAGTCGAAAATAATAAGATAATATTAACAAAACAATCTAATTTATTAACGAGTTTAGATAAAAATACATGTAAACTTATTAATACTTTGATTCAAAATTCATACAATGAAACTTTAGAGCCAATAGAATCGATAAATTCATTGGAATCGATAAATTCATCAGATTCATAAGAATATGCGTTTTCAACATTTACATTGCGTTTTCATATTATATGATTTGATATAATATGAATATATTAAATTAGTCGAAAAGGTTATGAGATATAAACATTATATGTGTTCATTTTTATAGTCAGATATGTCTATGTATATAGAACGAATAAATATACAAAAAATATAATGTTTTAATTTGTTTTTTCCCTATATCATAGTATAATAACTACATGGGTGGTGGAATTATAAGTTTAGTCGCCAATGGCGCACAAGATGTTTATTTGACAGGATCTCCTCAAATTACTTACTTTAAAGTAATCTACAGAAGATACACTAACTTCGCTATGGAAACCATAGAACAGGCAATCGACTCCGCCAAACCCGGAGGCAGATACTCTGTTCAGGTTCAAAGAAATGGTGACTTAGCAACCAAAACTGCTCTTAGACTCAAACTCCCTGCAGTTACCACAGATGTTCTTTCCAGTGGTGCTGAAAAGGTTGCATGGGTCCGCAGACTTGGCCACGCTTTACTTGCTTCAGTTGAAGTCAAGATCGGTGGTATGCAAATCGACAAACACATTGGTGTATGGCTCGATGTATTTTATGAATTAACCCACACAACATCCGAAGAAAGAGGTTACAGAGCCTTAATCGGTGATGTTGATGAACTCACTGAGCTTACAGGCAGACCCACACCTGGTGCAACAACTCGTGAAATATTGCTCCCTGAATACACTCTCTACATTCCCTTACAATTCTGGTTCTGCAGAAACTATGGTCTTGCTCTCCCCTTGATTGCTTTACAATACCACGAAGTTAGACTCGATATTGTTCTCCAAGATGTTTCTATGTTGATGTGCTGGACTGGTACCGCTGCACCCAACATGTCTAACTACCAATTCCAAGAAGCTGGTGTAATGATTGACTATGTCTACCTTGAATCAGGTGAAAGACGCAAATACGCCCAACTTGGTCACGAATACTTGATTGAACAACTTCAACACTCAACTGAAAATGTTCAACTCAGTGGCAACCAATCTGGCAACCAAAAATACAAATTGAACTTCAATCACCCCACCAAAGAATTGGTTTGGGCTATGACTGTTGGTGCTTTCAACGGTGAAGGTAACAGATCATCCTTCTCTGGTGGCCGTGGTAAATTCTTGTGCTACACACACGATGATGCCGCATGGTCCACAGCCGGTGTTGACTACGCTGCCAAGAACTTGGCTGAAGGTTGCGTTTTTGTATACCAATCAGAAAATGCAGCCAACACTGATCTTACACAGGATGGCGATCTTGGTCGTGGATCAGTTGTTAACGTTCAAATCAATGAACAAACTGCCCACCAAATTACTTTCAATGATGCATACAATACAGAAGATGGAACTCAAATTGATCACAGAATCAAAGTCCGTGTAGAAAACAGATCTGATCGTTTCCGTAATGTAACAACAGTTGATGCATCAGATGACTTTAACGGCGTAACAGTATACTGCTATGACACACAATGGCAAAATCTTTCATTCAAATTGTTCGGTAACTCCAGTGTCGAACTTGCTGACTTCATTGATGAAGCCTTGGTTGTTGTATACCACACTGATGGTGAACAAATCAGCATTGAATGTGTTTCAGTCAAACACTCATTGAGCTTAACTGATCTTTCAGTCCCCATTGAAGACATGACACACGATTACAGATCCACAAACTCTGCCAAATGGTGTGCCCACAAAGATGTAACTGTCACTCAACCTGGCAACTACGGTCTTAGACTCGATGGCAAAGGCAACCCTGTTCAATCAGGTAACATCCAACTCAATGGCCACGAACGTTTCAAAGTACAAGAAGGATCATACTTCAACTACTACCAAACAAAGAACCACCACACCAGAACCCCTGCTGATGGTATTAACGTTTACTCATTCGCTCTCCACCCCGAAAAACACCAACCTTCAGGAACAACCAACTTGTCCCGTATCGATAACACCATCTTGAACCTCAACTTCGCTGATGCATTGAGAAAGAACTCCGCCCTCAAATTGGATATCGCTACCAACTCTAAACTTTATATATTCTGCTTTTCATACAATGTCCTCAGAGTCATGAGTGGTATGGCTGGCCTTGCATATAGTAACTAAATTTGTGACATACATTTCAATAGAAATTGTGTTACATATATTCTTTTTATAATTTAAAAAATAAATTAATTTAATATAATAATATTAAATCAATCAGCATATATCATTTTATTTATGTGACATACAAAAATTGATGATAATTAGGTCTAAATACATATCATATTTAAACTTAATATAATAAAATGTCCAAACCAAAGAAAATACCAAAAGATATATCATCAGATACCGATAGTGATTCGAAACCTGTTAAAATAGTAAGAATTGAAAAAGGTAAAAAAATATTAAAATATAATGAATCTGAACTATCAGACGATTCTGATACAGTCTCGGATAATCTAACAGATAATAATTCAACAATAGATACAGAATCAGGTGTTGATTCAAGCACAGATTTAGAATCTGATAATAAGATCAAACCTATTAAAATAGATAAAGCAAAACTTAAAAGACAAGAAAAACAAACATGTAGAGGATTAGCGATAGACGGATCTAAATGTAAATATGAAGTAGAAGAAAATAAAAACTGTTGTTCTAGACAACATTCAGATATGGAAGACTATACAGATGATATGTTTGCTAATCTACAACTATGTAAAAAATGTGGATCAAGAAGATGGAGATATTTTGGCGAGACTGATAGATGTGCAAACTGCCAAGAAAAACAACATAATGAAATTGATACTATATGTTTAGGTTTACAAGGAGATGGCAAAAGATGTACAAATAAGAAAGCACCGAAAAAAAATTATTGTGCAATAAGTCATAGTTATATGGATGATTATACAGACGAAATGAAAGCAAATACGGTGTTATGTAAAGGATGTAAAAAATATAGATATATTGGTCATTTTGAGGGTAATAAAACATGCAATATATGTCGTGAAAGAAAGAAAAAAATAAATGAAAAAAAACAAGTAATAATTAAGCCAAAATGTCAAAATATCAAATGCAATAATAATGCATCTGAAAATAAAAACTTTTGTGATATTCATAAAATGGATCAATATAAATTAGATGCTCAAACATTAGGCATGAATTTATGTACGAACTACAATAGAGATTGTAAGCAAAAGCTTTTACCGTTAAATTATGAATTTGCACAATGTGAAGGTTGTAGAATGCGCGGTAGAGAAAAAGAAAAAAAATTAAAAATTGATAGAAAAGAAAAAAATATATGTGTATACTGTGGTGCAGATAATCATACTGAAGCTGATTTTATAGATGAAAAAGGAAATATAACAAAGCAATGTTTAGCACATAGACTGCAATGTAGAGAACATGATAGTAAGGCCAGAGAGAATGGTACTAAAAAAACATATCCAATGTCTGAAGAAACCAAGGCAAAAAAACTAGAATGGAGAAAAAAAAATCAAGATAAAATTATTAAATATTGGTCACAATACAGAGGCAGACAAATTGCTAAATTAGGTGAAGAATATTGGAAAAATAATGCAAAACGTGCGCAAGAAAAAAGAAATCAAATGACAAAAGAACAAAGATATATGTATAACGAAGGAAAAAAAAAGAATAATAATCATAAATTACAATATTATAAATATCGTGCAAAATCAAAAAATATTAAGTGGACTATTACTGACGAATGTGCATTTGAATTATTTAACTCAAATTGTACTTATTGTGGTTGTGAACCAGATGAATATTACAACGGTATCGATAGAATTGATAATGAACAAGGATATGAGGAAAATAATGTGACATCTGCATGTAGAATGTGTAATATGTTAAAAGCATGTTTAGATTATGATATATTTATTAAACGATGTGAACATATATTAACAAATCTTGGAATAATTGATGGAAAAAAATATGCAAATATATTTCCTAAATCAACATCAGGAATATATTCAACTTATAAAACGAGTGCTAAAGCTAAAAATTTAGAATTTAATTTGTCTGAGAATGAATTTAATAAATTGGTTTCTGATTCATGTTATTTGTGTGGAACTGAATCTTTTAATCATCATATCAACGGTATCGATAGATTTGATTCATTAAAGGGATATGATTCTAATAATTGTCGTACATGTTGTACTCAATGCAATTATATGAAAAATAATTATTCTTATGATAAATTTATCGAAAAAATTAAGCAAATATATGAGAACAATAGGGACATAATTCTTTCATTTACAGATAATCCAAAAAATACAATAGAATTTTTTTCTAATGAAATATATTTGTATCAAAGATGCGTATCATTAAACCAAATAATAAGAACAGATATTTATATACCTAAATTAATATTAGGTAAATGGAAATATAACATAGATCTTTCTTCCGATGATTTTCTAATTCTTCAGTCACAAGAGTTGTTTGATCAAAATAATTTAAAAGAAGAAATAATATGTCTAGATAATAAATTTCATGATTTAAAATATTTATTTTTAAGTCAGTCACATAATAAAATATTAAATATGGAACTAAATAATCCATTAGATATTATTAAATTTACATACGATTCAAATATTGGTATTCAAATATTAGGAAATCATAAAAAAATAAATATAAAATTATATTATTTTAATAATATGATTGTAAAAATATCATTTAATATTGATAATAAATTATTAGGTTATTGTAAATGTGATATTTGTATTGATCATAATAAAATAAATAAATGTTTATGTGATTCGTGTTTTAGTCATTTAATTCATGGACACAATAATGATTGTTATTGGTGTTCAGAATATTATACTGGCAATCAGTATAAAAGCCATACTTTAGAATTTAATGGCGATTTAAAATATATATCTTCGCCGAAATTAATTAAACATACTAGAAAAATAATCGTTTTTAAAAAAAACCCGTGTATTTATTCCCGGGGCAATCCTAAAGACACCATAAAGCTGAAAAAAGAAAAAAAAATTCAAAAAACAGCCGAAGAAAAAAAGGAAGAAGCACGTTTAAGAAAACAAAAATCTCGAGAAAATATGAAAAACAAATATGGTAATGATAAATGGCACTCTATACACGCAAAAGAAATACAATTACAGCGTCTTAAAAATAATACCGAAGGTGAGAATAACGAAAAGATTGAACAGATACAACAAGAGATTAATCAACTTAAAACAATTTAATTATCTAAAAAATGATAAATACACCCCATATCCAAATTGTAAATATTAATTATTATAAAAATGCCTAAAGTACATGTAAATCACGAAACAATTAAATTATATAATCCACATCAATCACAAGATATTTTGATTGATGTTAATATTGCTCCGCTAATTAAAGCTATATGGGATAATGATATTCCTACTAACTACATATGGATATCATTTTCTTCATCAATTAATTTTGATAAATTTATGGATATTGTTCTTGAACTGAATGACGATAATGATATGATGATACAAAGAATTACTAAAAATATAGGCTCAGTCAAAAATCGTAAAAGTACAGACATTGATTTTTGGTATTGTGATATTAATTTTTCAAGAAAAACTCAACATACACATTCTACTGTCTCTATTCGCTTTCCCCAAAAAGATTATGAGTATGTTCTAAAAAAATTACAAAATACCCTTAAAAATTTATACAATCTGATACCGAAATGTTGAATTTTTGTTTTTTTATCATATATTCATACAGTTTAATAAACATAATTTAATAAAAATATTATATTATGTCAATTTTATATTGTAATCATTCAAAAAAAAAAGTAAAAGTAAATCCACAAACAGCAGAGCTACTATACAGAATTTGGTTAAATGAAAATCAAACATTATTATCTAATTATTCAAAAGATTGTATACATATGAAATGTTATCCAACCATAGGTATCGATATGAGCTATACCGAAGAATGGAATTATATGGAAGAGGGGGCCAAAGATTCAGCTGCCTGGATTGCTATAACATTTCCATCAATTGCAAATATAAATAATTTTTATAATATTGTGTTTAATGATATTAATATAGATCCTTCAGTTATCAATTCTTCAATATATATCAGAGCATGTAAAATTAATAAACTCAGATCAAAGCAAACAAAATTTAAAAAAACAGAATATCTAGATTATAACGCTATGCGTACACAAAATTATTCTATAGATCTAAAAGGAATATGGTCAATTGAAGGATTATATGACTATGATCCAGAAAAATTAACAAAAACTTACACTGATCCAGCCGAATTATTAAAGTTTAGATTAAAAATTCCTGCATATGATTATAATTATATTTTGGAAAAATACAGAGAATTAGATGCAGAATATCAATTTGATTATGTATTGAAAGAATATAATGATACATATAAACCACAAACATATGATTGTGATAAATATATAATTTATGAAAAAGAAACATTTAAGAACAAACATAGTATCAGCGATAGTAAATATGTAATTTATGATAAAAATCATCAATATTATGAATTACGATGCAATACAAAAAAATGGTCAATAAAAATATCTGATAATATTGATCAGATATTCCGTAATGAATATATGTTTTATCCTAAATCATCCGATTATAATTATAGGATGTTTAGATGTGGTTTTTCAATGCTCTGTATAACAAAACAAAATATATTAAATTATAAAACATTTGATAGACTCTGTTGTATTAAAAATCTATACCAAGGATCATGGAGTGTTCATTTAGATACCAATATAAAAGATCCAACAATATTGACAATACATTCATTAGATGATTCATTATTTAATGAATTAACAGATCATAAAGAAACAATATCATATTTGGAAGATTCTGATATGATATTTAAAATTGGTCTTTCTGATACAGATAGACCACTTCTAATTGATAATATAAATGATATTAATAGTGCAATTACTTATTCTGATGACAATAATATATTTATTGATATTAGAAAGAAAATTATAACTAATAAATTAAAATTAACTATTACATCTGCTTATGATATCAAGACTAATAGAGACTATGTGGTTCAAATCAATATTCAAGGTATGTCTAATTGTCATAGATCTGAATCTAATAAATGTACATGTGAACAATGTATTCAATATTTAATTAAATGTACAACTCAAGTATCAACATATGATTCATTAGTTAATATTAATTAATATTAATACGTTTTGTTTCAACGACCTGTGCAGATGTTTTTGGTACCACTACATTCAACATACCATTATCATACGATGCTCTGATAGATTCTCTATCAGTATTTTTTGCTAATTTAAATGATCTAGAAAATGACCCATACGATGTACCAATATAATGATATCCATCTTTATTTTCTTCTTTCTTTAAACTCTTCTTACCTGACACATTTAAATATCCATCTTTTTCTTCAATCAATATATTTTCTTTATCCATACCTGGCATTTCTATCTCATATGTAAATGATGTCTCATCTTCATGTATATTAAATTTAGATTTATTATTTTTAGAATAATCAAAAAATATATTTTGTTGATCATATGGCTCAAAAAATCTTCTATCTAATTCGTTAAACAAACTATACATAGGTGTTAAAAATCCAAAAGGATATCTATCTAATACATATCGGTTGTTTCTGAGATCAAGATAATCTGTTTTAGCAGTCCTGGCTAATCCTGATCTATCTGCGGTTCCTGTGTTTTCACTTTGCTTACTAGGTGCTATTTCTGTATTCAATTGTGACATTCTGGGAGGTGATCTGATTTTGATAAGAGTGACATTTCTTTAGGTATTTTATATATTTTTTTTAACGTGAATATATAGAAAAAATTTCATTATTTATACATGCATGCTTATTAGATATAAATTTAAGTCCTCCTGTTTTAACTGAATTCAAAAAAAAACGTTTTTGTAAAATTCTAAAAGTATGAAAATCTGGATAAATACCATTATCTTTAAACATATTGATTTTATTTATAATTTTACTAGTAGTGAAATTATTTGTTGAAGCAATTACAACATTTAACATATCTCCTGTAAATAATTCAGGTTCAACATATTTTTTTGTTTGTTTATCTGTACAACCTAATGCAAATGCACATATAGCTCTGACTAAACTAATATTTGATTTTAAACCCTTGGTATAAAAAGGCTTTATATTCAAATAATCATCATTAGTACAACCATTTTTTAATACTAATAAATATGCAAGTTTTGATAATTGTTTTGATTCAAAATCCGATAAAATAGGTTTTTCAATTAATGATTTTAAATATTTTTCAAATGATGGTACAACAATATCAAAAAATTCAAATATTTGAATATAATTATCATTAGTCATCTGATATCCAGAAGATATTAATGCCTCAATACTATCCGTAATATCTTTGAATAGACTCATACTTGCAGTTTTTAAAGTTACTGAATCGTGTTTATAAGGGTTAATCGAAGTTGACATATATGTTTGAATATTTTTAATTAATAATTTGTAATGTTCTTCTGTGGCAAATAGTTTATTATTTGTATAATAATCAAGAATATCTTCTGAATATAAATTCTTAAATGCATCATCTACTGTTTTAATTTTGTTATTAAATTCAATATATTTATCTTTATCTTTTCTAACAGGTATTGATTTTGAACCTTTATTTTTTATATATATTGTACCATCAATCTCTTCAAATACTTTTTCATCATTAGATTCGCCTGCTGAATCTTCACAAATATTATCTATCAAATCATTCACAGATTCTTCAGAAGAATCTGATAATACGTTTTTTTTAACTTTTTTTATCTTACTCTTTTTTTCTTTAACAAAATAAGTATCTGATAATTCAGATCCAGAAGATTCAGAAGTTTCAGAAGATTTTGTTTTATTTTGTTTTTCTGGTGCTATGGATTTAGTTGATAATATTTTTAAATGATTGCGTAGACGTCGTTGATTTGAAATTTTATCTGCCATTATAATAATATGATATATTAATATGATATATTAATAATCCATCTAATAATCAAATTTTTAATTAAATATTTGCTTTATTTGATCATCTATTAATTTATATGTCATATATCCAATAACACATCCTAAGATAATTCCTGCCATTACATCATATGTTCTATGATAATAATCTGCAACCCTCGTATATGCAACCCACAGACCCAAACATATCATTCCAATACAAATTATGAGTGATCCCAAATAACTAAATATATTTCGCTTTCTATCTGCACATAATATTAAACTAGCATAACAGATTCCAGCAAACATTAAAGATGAATGACCAGATGGAAACGATGAAAATCCATCTATGATATCACTCTCCGAAGATGTACAATATATTGGATTACCAAATCTACCAAATTGTGTCATCTGATCATATAAAGTATAATTATTAGTCTGTAACACAAACCTATAATTTTTATAATCACACAAACCAAAAAAGTTAGGACGGGGTTCACCAAATAGAATTTTTAATGTATTTGTAATTGCAGAATTTAGAGCTAATGTTGTTCCTAATCCTCCAGAAATTATTAGCCCATATAGGATTTTTTTACCATCTGAATCTAAATAATTTGGATCAAATAATATTGTTTGATCCAATGGTTTGATTGATTTAATAATTAAACTAATTATTAAAGCGAAAAAAGGAATTAATGTACTGAGAAATCCTAACATTATATTTGATACCTGAGCTTTAGAAATATATGGTTTTGAAAGATCTGGATCCTGTTCAATAAATTGTTGTCTAAATACATAAGAATAATTTGTATAATTTTGCATAAATCCAAAATAAATAGTACTTAAAACTAAGTAAAAAGTAGTTGGTAATAAAATATTAAGACTACCTATCATTTTTACAATATTGATATATAGTGAATTAAGATAAAGAAATATAAATAATCTAATATTCAAATTTTATATAATCACATGGATTATCATAAATCAATGGATTATCATAAATCAATAGATTCGGTGTCTTCATCTAATGTTAGATTATGTTGTTGAATATATTGTAAGTTATTTTTAATCATATATTGTCTCATCATTCTATTGCAGATCTTAGGATGACACATAGAACATATAGATGATTTTCCTCGATTTGAACCTTTTCCAGTAATTTGTTTAGGAATACATCCATTATCATGAAATCTCATTCTATTCGTTTTACGTAATCGATTCGAATGGCCTATCATTACCACAGCATCAAGATCTTTACGACTTGGTCTTACATCCCATCCTTTAATATTATCTGGATGGTCATCTTTATCGTATATTATATCTGATCCAACATATACTTTTTTATTTAATACTCGTTTTTGTTTGTCTTTTTCCAAACGGAGTCGTTTCAACATACCACGATTATCTTCATAAGAATAATATTCTTCTGAAAGTTGCCTTCTTTGTTCAAAAAATATCCTTCGTTTTTTCAATAAAAGTGGATCCTGAATCCTTTGTTTAATTTTAATACAATTCAATCGACTGAATCGTATTTTTGAGCGCGACACATTGTATTTGTTATTCCAACGCATGATGGATATATATAATCTACTTTTTAACTGATAAACAATATCTTAATAATTCAATTTTTTATTAAAAAACATGGAATAAATGTATTTCCTTCTAAATATGTTGCAACAATTCTATGTGCTCCATCTAATAATATATATTGTTGATAATCTTCGGATACTGATGATGCTGATGATGTTGATGTAATCTCAGTATTATTATCACAATTCATAGGTAACTTGGATTTCAATGATATCCAAATTCTAGAAGTATGACCAGTCTGTTGTATTATTTTACGATGATATGCAACAGAATTTAAATCATCTTGGTCCCTTGGTCGATTTGTTTCAGGATATGGATCAGATGATAATCTTTGTGAATTAAAATTTGCTAATTTATCACAAAGTGAAATTGGAAAATCGAATAATATATGTTTGGTCAAATGGTTATACAGTGCATCTTCAATTGTTTGATATATTTTTAATGTAACTGAAGTTTCAATCGAATCTTTTAGCGATTGATCTGAAGCTTCTGGTGAACCTTCTGGTAAATCTTCTGGTGAATCTTCTGGTGAATCTTCTGGTAAATGATCCATATGTCTTTAATCATGTTATTGATAAATGGGGATTATTGATGATGTCTATTTCAATTTTATTATAAACTCTGTCTGAAATTCAACATCTGATTTCTGGATGTCATCCTATAACCAAATCATACCAATGAACAGCAAAACGAGTTGACTTTTTCAGACGAAATATTGACTTTGATTATAGGGGTTAGAAAATAAACAAAATACGAGTATTAGACCTATTCAGATCTCTACTTGACCAAAATACTCAGATCAAGTGTCCTGGAACGTGGAACATCAAGGTCTGCATCTGGCAAGTGATTCTGCTTTCCACATTGGGTACACTGGGGGGCAGACCATTCTCCACATCCCCAACAGAACACCTTTCCCTCAGTTGTCCACATTTGCAGAGCGTGATCATCCATCTCTGAAACGATCTCAGGAAGTGTCTGCTCCATGAGGTCTGTCAACAGATCCGTGGTAAGATCAGACTGACCCTGATACTGAATCTCACGAGCAAAACGCCTGGCATTTGCATATGCTGTCATTCGAGTACCAATCTTTGGCCAACAGTAGCCACATGTACTTCCATGGCTGTTACCCTTGTTAATACCAGCACGCGTACGCATACGCTTCGGTGTACGATCTGAGGAACGGGTCCTGACCCTCGGCAAATTGACTGCCGAGTGAACAAACCGTGAATGTCCAGGCAATGCAACCGCATCTGCATGCTTTCTTGACCGATCACCCACTATACCCCACCTACCAAGACGGGGTGGTGCTGGTTCAGAGGGCTTTGGTGGCAAAAGAAGATCAATATCAGTCTGAGCCAGCTTTGCTACCTGGCGCCCCCACTTTGTACGACTCAGACGTTCACGCTTCACGGCACCCCTGGAGTCCTTATCAAAGACAGCTGACTGCTCTGGTGAAAGTTCAGGTGCATCAAAATACTCAGATGTTCGTTCACATGCCTGTTCATCTGAAAGCCAATCCTCAGTTGCAGTTGCAGTTGCAGTTGCAATATAAGATGGCATCTTCGGTGTCACAATCAATCCCAAAGCCCTTGCCTTCATTTGCTTCCTCTTCTTCAAGGCACGCTCCATGAGACGAGAATTAATAGACTTTGGCTTCTGAACAGACTGCATTTTGAGCAAAGTTTAAGTAAAGTTTGAGTAAAGTTTGAGTAAAGTTTGAGTAAAGTGATGATAGGGCTGGATTTTATACTGTGATAAAATAGGTAATATAATCTATGAAATATTAGAACTAACAAAATATTAGATATTTCAATTTTTTCAAAATTAGGTATTAAAATAAAAACATTAGAGATTCCAGTATTTATGGATCAGAAAAATAGAAAAAATATAGGATGATAATTCAAGATCTAAGTATTAGCTAGCCAGAGCACTCAAACTGAGTACCAATGTTCCAGGCTTTTCCAGATCTGGATCTGTATCAGGATTAGTATTATGCAATCCACAAATGCAAATACCATCATCATAACCAGAATATCCCGTGCAATACGCCCCACTCTTTTTCAACATATTCCGATCGAGATCATCCAAATACATAATGGCTTCAGTTAACCTCATGTACTTAAGGTCATCCAAAGGATCTGTTGAAAGATCGGACTTACCCTGTGTCTGAATATCGCGTGCAAACCGCCTAGCATCTGCCTGCTTATGCATTCGTGCACCAACCTCGGGATAA